TAACTAAAAGCAAAGCAAGTACATATGCAAATTCTGTTGGATTTGGTATTGGTGCCATCAATGGATTATTTGGTATTAGCGGTAAATTGATCCAAGGTAGTAAGTATGGTAATGTTACTGACTATTTGATGAAGTGGGTTGGAGGCGGATCTAAGGCTCTTACACAAGTGGGTATGAGGGGAACTACTCCAAAAATGTTGGCTAAAGCAAGACTAAAGGAAATTGGTTTAAATATATTAGGGGAAAACTTTGAAGAATTGTTAGCAGAACCTGCTTGGCAAGAGTTGATGCAGATTATGATGACAGATTCAGAGCAGATTGAATTTAAGCCAGCTTTTACAGGGAGGGAACGAAATGAGATAATTGGTGAAGGTGTGGTTACCACGATGGTATCTGCATTGTTTGGCGCAGCGACTCCGATTAATTTGAAGGAGGAAGCTATGCAATTTATTGGTAGGAATCCTAAAAAGTTCATGGAAGTAGGGAAGAAGTTAGGATTTACAGAAGAAGAACTGAACGAAAAAAGAAAGGAAGTAAACGAAGAGTTGCGCAAAAGGAGGGAGAGGGAAATGGCTCCCTCAATTAAAGATTTGGGGACAGTTGATCCTCGTCTTACCTATACATTTACTTTTGACAATACTGCCGACATACCTAAGGAATTTAGGAGTTTGGGAGCAACAGAGATTACAACCATAGAGCATGGGGGGGACAAAAAAGTAACATTTACTTTTACAGGACAACAGCTTATTGATGCGAAGTTAGCCAAAGAAGGGAAGTTGTCTGAGGCAGAATTTACTACACGAAATAAGATTACTAAGTTAGAGACAGAGAGAAGTGAGTTGATTTCAAAGTCTGATCAGCTTCAAAAGCCTATTCAGGAGCGAGAAAGAATTCAGGAGCGGTTGCAAGAAATAGAGCAGGAATTAATTGATGAGCAAGAAAGGTTAGGCGAAATTGAAACAGAGCGGGGGAACATTGAAGGCACGCCATTAACTCCTGAGTTGTCTACTACAGTACAACCAGCCCGACAAAACTTAGCAACAGCGCAACAAAATGCTCAAGTTGCAAATGGTCGATTACAAGCACGACAAAACGGAGAGTTTGTAACTCCAAAAGAAGGAGACTACATCCAATTAAATGTATCTCTACAAGATTTAGGGGTAGATGCAGATGCAGTTGGAGCAGCGTCTAAAACTGCTATCGGATATACGGCAGTTGTCACCAAGGTAATGCCGGATGGTACGGTGATGGTTAAGTCAGATTACTTTAATGGGGAATTGCCTATTAAAGCTGCTCCTAACATCATGACCAACATTACAGGTGATGATGTCATTCAAGCAGAAGCACAGGCTGCTCAGGAGGCAGTTACGCAAGCAGAGCAGCAATATAACGAAAAGCTTGCAGAAGCCACTCAGCAAGCGCAAAATAGGCGTACGGATCAAATTACAGCCAACAATGAACAGCGTAGTAATGCTGACAGCAGGATACAGGAATTAACAGCAGAAAGAGAGAAACTAAATACCGACTTAGCTGCTGTTCCTTCAGAAGACGTTGTAGAAATTAGACGTACAGAAGATCGAATTGAAGAATTAGACAACGAGATTAAGGAGTTAGCTAAGCAGGTTACTCCGGAAGTGGTTAAACTGGATAATAGTGTCGAATCTGAAATGTCCCGTCAAGAGGCACAGAACGAAGTGAATGACATATTAGGAATACCTGTAGAGGGTAAAATAGAGGATGACGTTACAAATACAGAATTAATTGAATCTTTGGATCCGAATAACCCTAAAGCAAATCCATTTAGACTACAAAGCATTGCTCGTAAGATTGCAAATAATGAGGAGTTAACTTCAAGAGAGAGGCGAATATATGAGGCATTTAAAGAAGATGTAGATAGTCGTGTATCTAACTTACCTACAAACAAACAAGGAAGGCTTACAGAATCGCAGATTGAGGACATTGAAAAGAGGTACGGTGTGGCAATCCTTACCCCTGAAAGAAGAGGCACAGACATTATAAGGCAGCTTCGTAAGCAGCGTCTTGAATTAATCAAAGAAAGAAACAGGTTAAACAGACAGGCTAATGAGATGCGTAGGTTGGCTCCAAAACCTGAAGGACCGACCAATGAAGCAAGGGCAAAATCAGCTCAGGTAGAGGCAGCACGACAAGAAGCATTGCAAGCAGAAGATGCGGATGAGGATGCTATCAATGAAAGGTTTGATGCCCGGTATAAGGACGATGTAAATAAAGGTGAAATAAGTTTGGATGATGCTATTCAAGCGATGGAACTGGCAAATCGTACAGAGTCTGAGGTGTATGATGATTTGATGGACGCTCGTATGCAGGGTGAGAATCTGGTAGCTGATGGTACTTTTGAAAATCTGAGCAAATTAGCACGTTCTACCGCTGAGGGGGAAACAGATTTTAGTGAAGACGATCAGCGATTAATTGATGAAAACAAGCAATTATTTGATGTTCTCACACAGATTGAAAATCGGAGGCAGGATGAATTGGCGCAGACATCTGAGGCAGCAAATGTACAGTTTGTCAATAATAAGTATGACAATTATGTAACAAGTTTTAACAATCAATTTGCTCGTCCTGAAGAGGCTGCTCCTATCAACCCCGAGTTGGAGGAAAAGCAGAAAGAGATAGATGCATTAAACGATGAGATTGCACTATACAACGAGGCATTACAAAGAGGTCCTTCCAATGCACCATTAGAGCAAGCGAGAAGAGAAAGAGAGAATGCCACTCTTGAGTTGGGATCAGTAAACAAGCCGACTATTAAAAAAAATAAACATAATCTAAAACTACGCAATGCAGAATCTTTAGATCCTTTCGTAGAAATGGTCAGCGATTTAATTCCAAATGAGCAGATAAAAGACATTTTTAAAGAATATTTGCGATTAGTAAAACTTCTTTTATTTGGTAGAACATTTCCTAATAGCTCCCTTTCACTAGAGTTTAAAACTGATAAAACAGTCAATTCAGGGCTTATTCCTGATTTAAAAGCTTATAATAAATTAGACGAAAAAACCAGACGGCAGATTTTGACTATTTATAAAAAATTAATAAAAAGACTTAATGAAAAAGACAAAGCCGACTTTGAAGCATATGCAAAAGAAAGAGGAGTTCAACCACGAGATAGTAATGTATACACACTAGCAGAAGTCTTTAAGTTAATTCCTTTAAAAGGACAATCAAAAGCAATTTATAAAGTATTAAAACCTTTTGTCGATAATTTTGCAATACCTTTTTACATACCAAGTAGTCGGGATGAAGTAGACTTAACAGCGGAAGGTTTTTTTAATTATGGTACTAATGTAATATACGTTAATCCAGAAGAATTTTTTCAGTATTTAGATCAGTTAAAAGGAAATAACATTGACTATTTGAAGGATGGTCAAGAAATTATTGCGAGGATTTTTATACATGAATTAATTCATGGGTTTACAGTTAGAACTATTTATTCTGTTTTAGAAAATCAAAAAGACCCAGCTATTACCGAAAACCAAAAGAAAGCTGTATTAAAATTACAAAAATTATACACGGAATTTGCCAAAGATGCTGTAAACGACCATAATTTGGATAAATATGCTATATCAAACATCTACGAATTTGTAGCACATTTATCGGACGAAAAATTCACATATTTATTAAAGAAAAGAAAAAAAGGATTTTTAGAGAAAGTTTATGATGCCATCACTCAAATACTTGGTATCACTAAATCTAACGCAGAAGAATTATTAGGCGTAAAAAATGCTTACGACTTAGCTGTAAAGTATGTGACAGATATTATCTCAGAAATGCCTCCTGGGCAAAGTTTTGCTGCGCCTTCAATAATTACAGGATGGCAAAAATTACGATCCCAACAATTAGAAGAAGCCCAAAGAAAATACAGCGAAGAAAAAGCTAAGTACGAAACTAAAATAAATCGTCTATACGCAGAAATATTTGGCACAGAACAAGCCAAAAAGGATGCTCATCATTTACCATCTACCAAACTAAGGAAGATAAAGGCAGAGGTTCGCAAAAGACAAGCGGAACTACGGGCTAGGGTAATTGAATTACAAAAAGAATATAATGAAATACTTGATGAAGCTCGTAAAAAAATTGGCATAGATGAACGTGTAAGTGAACTTTTTGGTAGGAAAGTGGATGAAGAAGTTGTTGCTGAAATATTGGAGCAGGAACAAGCTGAAATAGATAAGCTAGTTAAGGAAGTTCAAAGGGAGTATGGAACAAAAGGTGCGCTTTCTGAAAAGGGTATGGAAAAACTGGCTGAAGGTATTACTAAAATTCGTAAGAAATACAATGATATAAAATTAGAAGCTGTTCGTAAAGTTCCTCCTAAAATCCAACAACAGCTTAATGAGCTAACCGAAGAGATATTCGATTTAAATACGCAAATTCGTCAAGAGTATGAAAAGAGAGGAGTTGATCCAAAAGGATTTGGACGAAGTATGTTTGGGCCTCTTGTACCATCTGTAGAATATACTGTTTCATATAGCTCAGAAGAAAACGTTCCCGCAGAATTAAAAAAAGTTGCAGATAAGGTAGTTAAAACTGCACAGATTGATAGCAATGGTAGATATACCATAGTTTTAGATGGAGCTGCGTTGATAGAGGCTGGACTTGCTACAAAGCAAGAAATAGAGATAGAGTCCACAAGTAGAGGACCGATGTACAAGCCTAGAAACAGATCGGAACTCGTAGAAACTTTAGTACAAACTTTTGGACTTTCTTTAGAAGAGGCACAAGCAAACGCCAGTTTAATAGACGCAAGAGCAGCAGCTTGGGCGAAAAGGAACAACAAGCGAAAAAATGATTGGTACAAAGAAAGATTAGAAGGTATTGTAAAAAACAATAGTCAGATGCCTACCAATTTTAAATTGGCATCTTCTATTTACATTAAAGGTGTAGATGGTTCTCCAGGAAGTAGGTATCTCACAAATCTGCGTCAAGCCATTGAAAGGGTTAGCCCAAAAACTCGTACCCTTAAAGCATGGATTAATGATTTAATTCGTCAATCGGATCATGCTACTTTAATGGATTTGCGTAGGATCGGCATGATTACCATGTCTGAGATGTGGGATACCTATGAAGAATTACAGCTTCAGCGTAGGCTTCGCATTAATGCCAATCAAGATACCTTTGACTTAGATCAAAAGATTGGGCAACTTCGTGCAAAGCTTCCAAAGACAAAGTTTACTATAAATCCTGATTTTGCAGCAATCGCTGAAGAAATTTTATCTAAAGAAAAAGCCGATCTAAATTATACGAATTTAGATAATATAACAGAAAAGCAACTGTATTATCTGATAGTAAATAATTATCTTGAAAATTCTAATGACATCCGTATGATGGATGTATTAGAATTATCTGTATCGGAAAATAGTGTCGAAGCATTGCGAAATCTTGTAGCTTCGAATATGAATGAGGCTTTTAATAATAATTACGATAAGGCTAAATTCATAGATGGATTAAAAAAGTTAGGAGTTGCTACTCCAATAGCAAAGAAAGTTGCTAACTTTTTTGATTTAAAGACAAAAGGGACACCTACATTTGAAGATTATAGTATTTATTACTATACTTTACAAAGTTTTCTTGAACAAAGTGGGCTTGCTGATAACACAAACGAAGCCAATCAGGCAGAGAAAAATCGTATCCTTGCTGAAATGGATCGGGTTGCAGGGATTATGAAAAAGCTGACTTTAGGGGAAAAGATAGATGCTTCCCATAACGATAGAGTAGTTGAGACTGCCGATGGAAGACAGCTGATGAGAGTCCAGATGCCTGATGGTAGTTTTAATTTCATTAGACCAGAAGTTTTAGGAAGGACTAATTTCCCTGAACCGCATCACCAGTTGATTTCTTTTGGCATGGCTAAAGAAGAGGGGATGTCGGAAAGTGATTTTGCAGCCAGGTCATTGAACGGTGTTAGGTTAAATAGTAATTTGGAATTATATGAACCTACTGAGGAAGATTATCAGCAGGGAGATACGGTGTATCAGACAAAAGATGGAGAACAAAGGGCAGCAATTGTAACAACAGGGGATGGTAAAATTATTATTCATGCGCTTACAAATCCGGATGTAAGTAGCCCATTGCACGAGCTTGCCCATGAATTTGAGTCTGAGTTAACAGCAGACGAAATCCGGATTGTAGAAAGATGGTCAAAAGCAACATTTGGTACAATTGATTTTAGAGAAAAGTTTGCCAAAGGGTTTGAGGCATATGTAATGGAAGGGCGAACTGAAAATGCTAAACTTGCCAATGTGTTTGATCGTTTTGCCATTTGGCTACAGACTATGTACAATAATGTACTTGAATATAACGGAGAACGTATTGTCTTAAACCGTAAAATGCGTAAGATTTACGCTAGAATGTTAGATGCGGATCTTGCTCCAGTTTCAGACAAAGTAATTCTTAGCTTTACTAAGTTACCTAATATTGCAAATTTATTAGACCGCATTCGTTTTAGAAGAAGGCGTAAGAAACAAGAGGAGGATGAGGAGACAAGAAGAATACGGGAACTTCGTGAGCAGATTAAACAAGAAAGAGAACAAGCTTTAGAAGATTTAAAAAATCGTAAATTAGAAAAAGACGAGTTACGGGATTTAGAGCAGGAAAGAGAAAATTTGGCAAAGCAGATAGATGCAAACGTCAAAAAGTTTACAGAGGATACGCTTACTCTTGGAGAAAGAGCAGAGCTTTTAAATCTTATTGAAGCTTTAATTAATCGTGTTAATCAAATTACTGATAGGATTGCCGTATTAAATGAAATCATCGAATCCGAACCTACAAAAGAGGAGATAGATAACATTAATGACGATTTTGATGAAAAGTTGGAAGAGGCAATAAAAGGGGAAGAAACAGCTGAAGAAGAAATTCTTGCTCCTGAAGAAGCACAAGCTGAGCCAGAGCAACCAGCTAGTCAGGCAACTCCGCAGCAGCCCTCAACGCCTACACCAAATCAACCGCAGCCTTCTGGTCAGCAACCACCTAGTCAGCAACCGCCTTCTAGTCAAAATACAGGTAAAACGGACGAAAAAGCCAAAGAGTCTAAGCGGATTCGTAGAGCAGCAAATGATCCACGAGTGGATGTAGAACTACAGGAGGCTCTTCTGTTAGACGAGGATAGCAAATATTTACCTATTTCTTTACAACGGGTTGCTAATGCTGCACGAATTGTTATTGAAAATCTTATATTAGATGGATTAAGCTATAGCGAAATATTTGAAGAAGCTAAGGCGGGAAAGAATATTACAAGTCAAATCCCTAGTAGAGAGACTAAAGAGCAAGAACAGCAAAGGAGAGCAGAGGATGCAATGTACACTATTATTATGGACATTGTGTGGGATAGAGTCCGGCAAACAGGAGACACCCGTTTAGCTGTGCAAATGCAACAAGATATTGCAAGATTTAGAAGAACGGCTGCAACCGAATTACGAGCAGGTATCGCTAAAGTTGTGCCTGAAAGTCTCTATTCGGACGTAATAAATGAACTTGAAGAAAAATTTATTAACAACTTAGGTCAAAAAGTTGAATCTGGACGTACGTTAGAAGAGGAGATTGCCAGTCTTATGGTAAGCCATTCCCCTGAAGAAATACAAGAAGTAATTAATAAAGTACTAGGATTACAGGGGAGACCTGCTACAAGGATAAAGGGATCTACAAAAGCTTCAAAAAAAGGAGATAGTTTAATTAAAAGAGGATGGGATAAATTCAGCAAGGGTGGTAGAGGGCAATTAAGTGCAGGACTAATTTTCAATCAAGATCAAATAGAAGGAATTGTAGATATCATAACAGGATTGATTTATAAATTTAAAGGTAACATATTAAAAGTAAAAGAAGCGTTTGTTGAGGAAGTAGATATTTACAATCTTTTAAGTGGTCAAAACTACGATGCAACCGCCATTTGGAATTTTCTAACATCTAACAATAAGATTGATATTGCGAAAATTCAAGAACAGGAATTAGTAGATCGTCTCTTAGAAATGGAAGAGCGTATGAAACAAGCTCTTCGTAGAGGAGGGCCAGAGGTAGCAGTTCAAATGGAAAACATTTATAATTTAATTCTATCTGAGATAGAAAAAATTACTAGTGAAAATCCAGAATTAGGGACAGTACAGGATGTAATTAAAAATAGGTCGTTAAAAGGACCCGCAGCAAGAGCCATACGGAATAGTATTATTGAACAATTTAGATTTTTAGAAGAAGAGGAAATAGCTTTATTGCATAATGTTCTTGACAAAGTGTTTATAGTTATTTCGTCAGAATACAATACTTCTTTTGGAGATAAGATTCGTCAAGGAGCCAGAGAATTAGGTACAACTCTTTCTGAAGTAGTTATAAATCATTACACAAAGGGAGACCAATCCCAATCACTATCGTCTAAACTTGTCCAAGCATTAAATTTATCTCCTATGGAAGCTCGTAAATTCCAAGAGGAGTTTAAATTAATTTGGAAAGACTTGATGGAGGATAAGAAGAAAAAGATTTTAAAACAACGATTAAAAGAAAATCTTGATATTCTTGAAAGGCGTTTAGATGAAGCTGTAAGAGCTAAAGATTATGAAAATGCTGCCAAAATTAGGACTAGGATTAAAAAGCTAAGAAAGAAAACTAAATCTGCCACTCAAAGAATGGTAGAGGAGCTTTCTATGGGCGTTTTAAATGAAGCTCGGATGGCTGATCTTTGGTTTGAGAAATATGCCATTGCTGAGGGTAACAGAGACAAAATTGAAAAACTAAAAGAATTAGTTGATAAAGCTAATAAAGCTTTCTCTGTTAGAGATAAAGAAAGGATTTATAAAGAAATTGATTATGAGATAGCAAGATTGAAAAAAGATCCTTGGAAGAAGTTATTTTTAATGAAGTTACAAACATTAGGTATTGTTAATCTTCTTAGTGGATTTACTTCTGGTGTAAGGGCATTTTTAGGGGCTTTTAAAGCTGCTGGTCCTAATTTAATGCGAGACTTTATGGTGTTACTACCTCAATATGCAACAGCGTTTGTGAGAGGCAGGAAAAATGAAAGAGAAGCGTTATCTTACATTATGGGAGAGTTGTTTAGAGGAGAACCAGATCCAGAAATAAACAATATCTTTTTAAGTTACGCAAATAATGTCAAAAATTTTATTTCTAGATTTATTTATGAATTTGGATATCAATTAAAATACGGTATTGCTACTACAAGATATAATGATCCAACAGGTTCAGGATTTTCCCCGTTAGACATTGAAATTAATAATTTTATGGAGAACATTTTTAAAGTGTCTCCTGTAAAAAACCCAAGTGATTTAAAAAAATATATTGCACGGGTAATGCTACTTGCGTATACTCCACCTATGCTTGCAGTTAGAGCTTTAGCTATGGGGGATATGCTGATAAAATCATCTATTATGAATTTTAAAGCTGCACAAGTGGCAAGAGCAAAGCTAATAGATAATGGAGTAGACCCAAACGATGCAGATTTTGTAATTAAATTAAAAACAGAATTAGGTAGAATACACCAAGCAGAAATTAAAGAACAGGTTGAAGAAGAAATCGCCATTTTAAAAACTGCGGGAAAGAAAATTCCTCTTGGATATAAGCAAGCCCGTATTAGAGAATTACGAGTTACTAAAATGAACCCTGAGTTAGTAGAAGAAGCTGCGTATTTAGCAGACGAGGCGTTGATTATGCACGTTACACAAGCATCTCGTGTAGCTAATGTTAGGATTAAAGAAAAAGATAATGTGGCACAGATGCTTGGAAAAATGATTTTAATGACATTGTTTCCAATTGTTCGGACACCAGCTGCATTTATAGAACAAGCTACTTATTATACACCTTTTGGCCTTATCGCAGGTGGAATTAATGTATTTAGTGAAGGTAGTACACAGGAGGCAAAAGAAAAAGGTTACAGACAAATGGCAGCAGCAACCCTAGGGTTCTCAACGTTTATTTCTTTGTTTTTCTCTATGTTTGATTTTGACGATGATGAAGAAGGTAACAAAATTCTTAAAGTTAACGATGATTGGAGAATGCGGATTACCGGGTTAGGTTCAACTAATTTCGTGAAGGATGAATATATAGATAAGCATTATAGAATTCTTGAGTTACAAATTCGACCATTCCCCAAGAAATATCCAGACTGGGTAATTAGCATGAACTATGCGGATTCCCCATTAGGGATTGTACTTTATCCAATAGGTCAAATGTATGATGCAGCAGCTCTGAATCCTAAAAGCGAGAACTCTGTTAACCAAGCTAATTTAAGCATAATTTTAGGCGGTCTTCAGTTTATAACTGCTCAGTCTTTTAGTAGGTCATTAAATGAGATCGTAAAATTAGCAGGTATTTCCGAAGCCGTAGATCCAACAACAGACACAGCTAAAGAACAAGAACGTAAAATTATAGCTTTGGCTAAATTTCTTGGGGAAAAGGGTAGTATGTACGTTCCATTAGGTGCTAACCTTTATAGCCAAATGTCAAAAGCATATGGACAAGTAACGGATAAACCTAGATATATTCCGGAGACCACGACTTTTACAGAAACATATGCATACAACCTTGTAAAAAGAGCATTTTTCTCTGGATTGCTTACTCCATATCTTAGTGGAGAGAAAAGAGCCTTGTTAGATCCACTTGGAAAACCTGTTGAAGATAGGCTGGTTTTTCCGGAAAATTTCTTATTTATGAACAATGCCTTAGAAATGTTGGATAATTGGGTGAATGAAACAAGTAAAAAAAGTCCGGGACATAAGTTGTTTTTAAGTAGAACAAATTTAAACGTGCAAAATCGTTATTGGATGCCCGGTAATACAGTTACCCATAAAGGAAATACTTACAAATTAAATAATCAAGAAAAAATAGAATTAGCAAACAGAGTAGCAACCATATATGGCGCAAAGGTAGACCAATATGCTATGGATTACGATTATGAAAATATGTCTACAGAAAAATTATTAGAGGACTTTAAAAAATTAAGAGAAGAAGCTATTAAAGAAGCAAAAGACCAATACCTATACTATGGCTATTAAAAAGTTCTTTAAAAATATGTTTACAGGTTATTATGTAAACGATGGGCAAGACATTGAAGTGGACGCTCAAATAATAAACCTGTCTCAAAGATACTTTTGGATATTAGATCCCGGTCATGGAGCAAAGACGCAAGGAAAACGATCCCCTATAAAGGATGGGAAACAACTGTTGGAGTACGAATACAATCAAGACATCGTAAAGCACATCTCACAGGAGTTAAAGCAGATGAGCATACAGCACTTGGTCACTATTCCTAACCCTGAAGACTTTGGAAATGCTCTAAAGTATAGAGTGGATAAAGCCAATACATACCATACAGATCTGCCAAAGATATTCGTATCTGTACACGGCAATGCAGGTCCTGGGGATGAATTTAGCACAGCCTTTAGAGGAATCGAAACTTACTATTACTCTCCCATAGGTAGAAGAATAGCCGAAGTATTTCAAAAAGAATTAGTCGCTAAGGTAAAACTAAAGGATAGGGGAGTAAAGGAAGGTAAAAGGCTGTATGTATTAGCCAAAACAGATCATCCCGCTATTTTAACAGAGACAGGTTTTTACAACAATCCGGACGAGTTTGATAAAATGATGAACCCCAACTTCCGGAGGATAGTAGCTGAGGCTCATCTAAGGGCAATAAAATATATAGAAGAGAGAGGGATTTAAAAGAAATCATCGCACCAAAGGGGAGTATCTTCCCCAACATACGCACATTCTACATTAAAGTAAAAGTGTTCTATTGCGTCTTCTTCTGACATTCCTTCGGCTATGAGGATGTCAATACACTTTTGGATAGAATATATCACCTGCCCACCTTGGCTAGAGACTCCTAAGATTGCATCATCAAACCCATCCGCAATTAAAACGGGTCCGTATTTTTCAATAATTTGTTCTAACATGGTCATACATTAAATGCTTTAATTGTATGTTCAAATGGGTTGCCTTCAATACCCTTCACCAAAGATAACATATTTTGGGCAATTTCCCTAATTTCTAATTGAGCATCCGGTTTATTTCTCAAGTTTAGGAAGTGATAGAACGATCGCCAATTAAACATCACATCCATTGTGATTTGGGAGTTCATGGTTTTGAAGAACCTGGCGGATTCTTTTGCTCGTTTTCTCCCAACAACAGGTATAAGTATATCAAGATAAGTATGATAGAATTCATTTGCTTGTTCAGTAAATTCTATCAAATCTTGTTGAAATGTATCTGGCCAATCTTCAGGTACATAAAACTTATCATCCTTAAACTCTCGATATCTCAAACTCGCAGCATTGACGCTCACACCTACCCTGTGCTTCAATAAATGAATATGGGAAGCTTGATCACAGGTAACCAAGAAGTGCAGCGAGGACTTCTCAAATGGCGTGTGGTGACCATTCTCAGCTAACATTTTAAGTAGCTTGTCCACACGGTTTAATTTGTCCTCAGTTAAGTCACGACTCGTAGATGTCCATGCGGATTGTGCATGGGTTAGGTCACTACCATAGTAACCGATTAGTTCTACTTTGTTATTATACATAATTTATTTTAATCTTAAATACTCAACTTACACTTAATCTTATCACCATCTTTTGTTTGTAGATCCACATTAGCATCCACAGTCAATTCACTTCTGTTAAGATTTGCCTTCCAAAACTCATGTCTAATCACTCGTAGAATATCATACGCTACTCTACACGATTCGTCCCCCTTTTCATTAAAAATTCCCCAACTTGCATTTGAATGTAAATCCTCTTGGATGAGGATATTTCGAGCTTCCATCAACTTTTCATCCGCTTTACTCCTAATCTGGTGATACTGATTAAAATCTATTCTACCGTTTCCATCTGTCAATTTATTAGACAAGTGGTTTACAAATGTTGGATGATATTTGATATGGTCAAATTGACCAATACCAACACGAGAGTACAAATCTAATGCTTGTTGTACAAGTCGGAGTTGGTCTTCTGTCAAATGTAAGGTAGTCATTATTAACTGTTTTGATATCTTGGAATAATGTTAGGTGTTTGATACTTTCTATTTAGGAAAGTTAATGATAACATCTCTGTAACTTCATCATAATTCCCTTTAGCCATTTCTGGTTTGTATGGGTAGTATGAATCATGAATAGTTTTTACTGCATAATCGTAATCATGCCCTTGCTCAAGTAGAGCCTCAAGACATTCAACTGTCAACTCTATAAATTCATGTACTGTAATTTCCATATTATTGCTATTTATACGGATCCTTAAATAGCTCATTTATGGTGTCGAAATCATAACCCAATGCAGTAGTGATAGCCATCAGCATTTGACGATATTCGTAAACATCGTGAACTGAATCTTCTTTTTCAATTGTAACTGTCATATCAAATTGAGTTACCGTAATTTTAAATGGTTGTTTTTCCGTAGCCTGTTTTTCTTTTAAGTTATCAATTGAAAGCAAGTGCTTGTCAGGTGCAGGATCAAATTTATTCCCAGGTTTAAGAAACACATCCGTTTGAAAATACCCTTCATCAAAATCCTTGATGATGGTATCAATCGCCAATCCAAGTGTAGTGGGATTTGTTTCAGGAATAGAGTCAGCACCCCTTCTCCAATTGTTGTGTTTCCTTAGAATTTCAATTGCCTCGTTTAGTGTCATTTGTGTTTGTTTTATTTTACAGAGAGTTCTTATCTATTACAATTTCATAATAATCCCCATGATCCACAAAGTTTTTGACAGTACCTTCAAGTCCAAAGAGAGACATATCTGTATCTACTCCAATGAACGGACCGCCCGATGGATCAATGTACAACAATATTTCTTCACCTTTTACCTTATCAAATCCACAGCGAGTGTACTTAAATTCTCCCTTCCAATCAATGTTTCCGTTTTCATTGTAAGAGAACTCAAAAGCGTTATTATGCCTGTTTTTATATTTCATATCGTTTACTTATAACCTAAACTTCTGCAACCAATTTTATTCCCTGCACGATCTCTTACCACCTGATTAGGGTAGTAACAATCCTCCCTATTCATGGCTATACACGCTTCGAATACCTTCCTGCTGACTATGTAAATAGTGTTCTTTCTTCGCTTTGGTAATCCGGATACCTTGTAATTCGTAGTAGAGACAGGTATGGCTCCCAAATGATCGACTATTTTGGCTTCATACTCAACCCGGGCTACTTCTCCGCAGGGGTGAATTGTCTCTACTGTGTTGTTATTTTGGTCAAGGATTGTTATTAAATGACTAGTCAAATTTACTATTTTCATTCTGAATAGTCAAAATTAGTTGTCTTACCAAAAAATCCTTTGTTTTCGTGGGTTTGAAGATCAATATCCGGTTTATATACTTTCAACCAAGTAGGATCTTCTAAGGGGTCATGTGAAAGGCTTTGATCCAACAGTCTCATCCGGTTGTTGGGAACACAAAACAACACGCCTGTTTCGTAGTCAAACGCAAATGTCTTTGTTTTATGCTCATGCCAAGCAGTAGCCTGACCATAGTCTACATTTTCTTCGGGAAGAGGCTCACAAGTAAACAGATAGTTCCCCCTCATTGTATTTATTGCGCCATTCATATAGCCCATAATATCTAAGGTTTCCATGAACTTAATAGTCGTCAGCTGCCAATTATTACTAATACTATCCCACCATCCTACATCTAACATTGTAATGGCTTCTGTGGGATTTGGCTTATTAAAGATAGCACATTGCGCCACCTTATCGTATACTGCTCCAATCGAAGGGAGATAGACAAAAAACAAAGGGGCTTTGCCTCGCACAAATCTTATTGCGATTATAACCCCAAAAATAGTCTCATTATTACTATAATCATAGGTACCATCCAAAAAACTTTTCTTCACATAGCATTCTACATAAGGTGTACTTACGATCATTTTTTCTTCTTTTTCTTGGCTTTAATCTTACGTTCCTGTTCTAACATTGCTTTGGTAGGTTTCTTGCCGCTACCTTTCTTTGCACGAATATTATTCCACAGGCTGTTTTCTACGCCAAGTTTGTTGAGTTTTTTCTTAGGCATTTTATGTTATAGTTTTAAGAATTTCAAATAATTCAGTTAAGTCAGACAGATCGTCTTCTGTGTAATTGGCAAATATAGTACCTACTTTCGAAGATTCATCTGCTTCAATGTCTGCCAATAATTTCATAATCTCGTTAATATGTCCCCATCCTTCAATGGTCATTAAATCGCCATCCGCAGGAGCCAAATGAAGTTGTTCGTTCTCAAAACTAACTTCCTCTTCATTTTTTGTGGCTGTTACATAAAGCTGGAAATTACCCTCGTGGGACTTTACAATAAGGTGTATCATGTCGTAGGATTTAATTGGCGAATAACTTCACCTGTTACAATATTATTTGCTTCATCTAACACCAAGGACACCTGATGTTGTTTAGTAAACTCAATAGCCTCCTCCATCGTATAACATACATAAATGACTTTCTCATTTTCGTTGTTGTAATAGTAAATAGTGTACATAATAAATTGTTTTGTACCCGGAGTGGGACTCGAACCCACACGGCCAATACTGGCCACAAGGGCTTAAACCTTGCATGACTGCCAATTTCATCATCCGGGCATTTATTTTATATTTTGTTTTTAGGTTTCCAAAGAAAGAATTGGATGGTTAAAAATGGCAAATCAATACAAAAATAGGCTCTGTTTGGTATAACTGCATTACCCCAACTAATACCTATACCTATTTGATTAAAGGTGTGTACTACTATTTTCATGTCAAAGATTTCCAATGACGAACACTTACAAAAGGCATAATTAGTTTTTCATTTGGGTGTAGAACTACGCAGGGATATACAGGGCTTGTGAGGATAGAGAACCAAGTGGCAGCATACTCATCTTGTGTCTTCAGGGTAGCTGAATTCAGATACACTTTCAGCCTTCCGGATTCCCAATCAAATGCTCCCCCAGGTCTGTGCGTATGCGCTCCCATATAAATATCTCCTTCGGGATACTGCATTGCGCTGTACTTTTTATTCGCATGGTTCACGTTCCACATAGAGTGACCCGGGAACTTGTGCGCTGCTGCTATCTTATAAAGCACCTCGCCAACTTTAAGGTTCACATGACATATCCCTGTAGAATAAGGGACAATCTTTGTGATAATGTGCTGAGGGACATCCAAGCCAGTAAACTGTTTAATCCTCGCATCATGATTACCTTGTACAGCAAACAACACCTTGTGCTTAATTTCTGTCAACCAACTCGTCACAAATTGAACCTGCAACTCAGGAGTCAAAACTGAGGTAAGCACCTCTGCAATCGTCCGCAGTTTAATTGCCAAATCCAATTCATCTCCCATTAGGATAATGTAAAGATTCGGAGTGTTGAGAATTTCATCTGTAATCTTTTGAAACAACTCATAATCAGTGCCAATAGCACCAATGTGAGCATCCCCAAAAGGAATAATACAAATCGGATCTTGCGTACTAACATCGACATTGATATAATGTGAAGAACTTTTTAATGAACCCCGAAGGTTTTTCATGCTATGGATTGCCGGAAGCATATCTCGCCAAGAAAGATCAGACAACTCGACATCATCCGATACAATATTCTTTGCACCCAAGAATTCTTTTACTCCATTGATACCTTGTGGATAGCCATTCTTTTTAAGTAGTCTTCTTATTCTCCCATCTGCCGCATCCCAAGTAATTCCCAAGTCTTGTGCTACTCTATCGTAATAACTTATCGTATCCTCCGATTCGTTTGGGGGGTTTGTTTTAATGTATTCTAAAATATTCATAGCTATTTTATATGTAAGGTAATTTTTACTTGAGCCTCTTTATACATTTCAAAGGCAGCAGCAAAAGAATCAGCCCATCTGGATTCTGGGTTATCCTCTTTATAAGTATGTACTTGTTTTATTCCGCATTGAATAATGGCTCTTGCGCAGTCCGCACAAGTCATTTTCGTGACGTATATTGAGCCATTTACAGGAGAGGCATCTGTTAGGTGGGCATTGTAAATTGCGTTCCTCTCAGCGTGTTCTGTGAAGAGATATTTTTCTGGGCGGGAATATCTTTCGATCCGATTGTCATCAACACCAGATGGAAATCCGTTGTATCCGACAGACACAATCCTTCTATTATCTCCTATAATTACTGCCCCCACTTTAGTATGAGGATCTTTTGACCAATTTGCAACGTGAGTGGCTAAATCTAAAAACCGCTCATGCCACATCTGAGATCCATTCATCTTGGTAGTCAGGTTTTGTTTCTTTAATGTACGCAGCAAACAGACAGCAGTAATTTGCCAAATCCTGTAGCGTATCTGTAATAGATTCGTCCTCTACTTCCAAGAATCCTTTCTTCGCAAAAGAAGCTAACCTACTCATCTTATCATGCATTCGTGTAATAAATCCTATTGTAGGTGGAATTCGGTAAGCTTCTGTTCCTTTAAAATTACTGAGAATATCGTCATAGAAAGCATAGTCAGCACCCTTTTTTTGACTGGTCTCAATACACTGCTCAAAAAATTCTTGAATAAATTGTTGGTAGTCTTGTCGTGTCATATATATTTCACTATGTTTTGATTCTCTGCTTCTCTTTCTAATTGACGTAGAATTTCAAGAGCTTCCTCTACTCTATCAATATCTTCCGAATCAATTAAAATGTCTTCTACTGCAACGTGTCGATCCATCAATGTAATAGTCAGGCTAGCTTCGACTACTTGTACTTGTGCGTTTTCTTTAAATGTCATATAATATTTTTAAAAAAATGGGGGAGTTACCCCCATCTAGACACAAAAAATAAAAACAATTAAAAAATAAAAATTAATTCTTTAATAGACCGTGTAGAGTTGTCAGAAAGCTTACAAAATGGAAGAACAGTTCTTGCAAATCTTCGTCTTCAACAATATCTCCAAAGGTAGCAGTCAGTTCAACAATTTCCTCTTCAGTTAAATCTTCCAACTCGTGAGGTACTTTAGAAATACCTGTGAATGCGTTAGGGAGAGTAACCAATGGATTTACAAACAATCCTACATCGTTAAAATTCAGTGTACCATCTTCATTAGCTGCCTTAAAAGCTTCGACAAAAGCCATGACAGTTTTTAATACATCCTTAGTTTCGTTAATGCCGTACATTGTATAGGTTTTTTGGGGTTAAATAACAGTTTAACAACACGCTACATCTCATTGTAGTTCATTTTTTGCAAATACACACCGGGATTGTGCTTATCTACACTATAAAATTTACTGTTAATTAACCAAGGCACAAAATAAAGGTGATCCATATCATCATCTGGTATGTAATCATGCGCAGTTAGCAAGTCTGCAATAATTTGCGTCATGTTGTTAAAATCACACTTCCTTTTGCTGTCCCTTACAAAGTGAGTATAAAGTAAGATGGGATATTCTGAATCCGCAAAGTAATTCCGCACCACATTGCGGAATATGTTATCCCTTGTTTTATACTCCTTCACTTCTTTCTTAGAAGAGCTAAATCCTTGGATGCCTAACGATCTCAAATACTTGGTCACAGTCTTACTTGGGAATATCCCTCTTGATGTCATTACCTTGCTATTCTTTAAACTCGGTACATTGCCTGGGATAAATATACTATTTGTATCTAATATGTCAAAGCAACCCATAAATTATTTTTTTCATTTCATACGGATTTACAATATTGGCTCTGACTTCCGCATAATCTTTGCCATACTTTTGAAGCTCTTCAGGGAAAAAGAACGGCTTAACGTTTGGCATCTCCTTTACAAACCGCTTTGTGTTCTCAATGCCAGCCTCGTCTCCATCTAATGCTACATACACTGTAGCTTTCTTTGTCATAGCATTTATGATCCGCTCGTCAGGTATCATTGTCTCTCCCTGTAGACCTCTAACAGACAAGCCTAAATTCATTAGCACCCTTCCATCCTTATAAGAAGAAGCAATAAAAAGAACATCGCTAATAGGATACCCCGTAAAGAATAGATCGTTGTTTTTGGAGTTGGTAATGAACTTCGGATCTTCATAGGGTGCATAAATTTTTATCTTATCTTTTGCAGGTATAGCATATGCCTGTGCAGGAAAGTGATTAAAATATTTAGTAGGAAACCTTCGGGAATTAAATCTGTAGTGTTTTATAGGCTGCACCTCATCACTTTCTAACTGCATTATCCGAATACCATACTGTCCCCAATATGCTGCATCTCGTGAATTCCATGCTCGTGTTGTCCATTCTACATGGGGTTCAAAATTATCCTCTGGAGTCTGCACTTTAGTTGGCATTCCCATGTTCCAAGAGGACACCAATTTCTTCGCCTCTTTAAAATCACAGTTATGTTTTTCCATAACCATGTCCCAACAATTGTAATTAAAGTACCTGCGATCGGAGTTATCCACCAACCGCAGGTAACCATTGTACCATTGCCAAAAACAACTGGGATTCTTGTCTTCCCGAAAGGGATTCCGAAACCTTCCGGTAAAACGTGGGTCTATCCCAGTTACCCGTAATACTATACTTTCTTGTACATCTCTGTCCATTAGAACGGAATATTATACAGCTTATCGTAAAGTAATTTGGCAGTTTTGGCATCGTCACATAGAAGCATATCGTATTTCATACAAGCCTCATAAGGAACTACGCATGAGGTGGGTTGCCCAGAGTCAGTAAGAATCCGAGCAACCACTTCTCCATCAAGGTTTTCTATAGAGACTTTCTGCAAACTTTTCGCATAAGGATTCGATACAGGCTCGTCCTTCTTCTTCCGTTTCAACTTTGTATGTGTCATCGTTCCCTATATTTTTCACAACCACCTTACCATCGTATATCCGGCCCACATGAAGTGGACCGAAATATACGTTGTGGTAGGAGATAGTTTTGTTGCCCACCTGTTCTTTTACAGATGTGTAGCGAATGTTTAAGGTATACATAATTAAAACGGTAGATCATCATCGCCAAAATCATCAAACTCTGCCTCAATAACAGGAGTTTTAGCAGGTTCTGCTTTAACCTCCGGCTTCATCTCAATCGTATTTTCGATCTGCGTAGGCACTGAGGGCAACTTGCCGTTGTATTCCTGTATCATCTTTTCGTAGTACTCGTCTTCTGCGCTCATGTCCCATTGAACAATCTCTCCCTTCTTGTTCTTCAATGGCTCCCAACTAGGCTTGTCATGAGGAGTTTCACGAGTGTAATACATATCTACCAACTGTCCGTTCTGACGCACATACATGGTGTTGTAGTCTCGCTTGTCCTTACCTGCTATGATCTCCAATTTCTGTGAAAAATCAATGTTTGGAATCTTAGCCAACGTATAGCGACACATCGGGTGCGCCCATTTCAACTGAAGCCGGATGCGGTCATCGCCATCCTCCAAGTCAATCTCAAAAAACTTCAGCATCTTGTTGTTAAATTCTACCTCTTTTACTGCCATGCGTGTCACATAGCCTTCAAATCCGGTAAACTCAACATAATGATTAGCCCCTGTAACATTGCCATTGTCGTCCGTTACTGAACGTTTGACAACATTAGGGTGGGTGTCGTTTGCATCTGTCTTATACGACAGCATTCCATAACGCACACCAACATACTTCAAATTTTCGGCTTTCTGCATAAATCCCATTACTTCTAAAATTTTAATGGTTCAAAAAATAAATATTGCCGTTCTTTAATTCTTCAATTTCTTTCATTGCGAGTTCGTCTCCTTCTTTCAGGGGTGGCACTTCTAAGTAAATACCTCCTTCACCCTGAAACATAAGCGGTATACTTGCTCCCTTATCGCCATAGCTGTTTTTCACAAGCCATGCTCCCCGAAGCCTACATCCGCCCTTTGCTGTTCGTAAATCATCTACTCGGTAACCAAACAACTTGTTCACTTCAAAATCACTTGGATCTAAAATACCCAACATCCAATCTGTATTCTGGTAAAACTTATCAGAGCCATACCAATCGTTTCTTCGCACTCGTAATTGCATCTTTAACTGTCTGTTCGTGTCAGTGGTCTCTCTGTTAAATTGATTAAGATCAATAATCAACCAACCTTTTCTGTTATCTCGTACCCATTTTGAGTGATCCGATGTTTCAATTAACGTCTTAATATCACTCATTCCTTCCTGCTTGACATTGTTAACGTGATCTAAGATGCGTATTACCATTGCACCTTTTTCCCGTTGGTATTCCTCATCCAATTTGACAATGTCTTCAAATTGAATCGGCTTCCTTTTACCATCCTTCATCACATAACTGTGGATGGTAATCATGCTCTCTAATTCTCGTACTTGCGGCTCTAAGGCTTCTACTAATTGCAAGTCTCTTTCTGTCAATGCTCTCGTTCGGTTTGGCCATTGTAGTAATGTAGGTACATCAATAACCTCCCTGTAGTCAATATACATCAGCCAACATATAAACTTGCTGATGAGCTGTATTCGTGGATCACGCTCAGTGAAATAATACAACCATGTAGGTTTTATTCCACCTTGCGCTTTCCACTTTTTGTAGAGAGAGAAAACAAAGTAATGATTTACATAACTGCTCTTACCTGCCCCACCAGTACCTCCAACACTTAAATAATTTCCCGGCATGATTGGAGCGACTTTGTTAATCAAAGCCAATTCGTCTGTGTGAGGAGTTTTGTGTACGGTAAGGTATTTTATATCCCTCTTGTAGCCTCTATGGATTAACCGTTTGACCTCCTCGTACATCAGTTAATGTAAAAGTTTTGCCCTTGCGTCTCTGGAATTCTTTCGTTGTTCAAGATACGCCAAATATATTTCTCAAGCAAGCTGTCACCCTCTTTTTCGATAAAATACATACTTTTCTTCGTATACATCCATCCCTTTTCTTTACACTCGGTTAAATACAGTTTAGTAGCATCCATGATAAATTCCTTCTTTTGCTGTAACGTTGTCTTACCCATTTTCTCAGAAAACTTCATGTGAAATTCCTTTAAAAAGGTCTTCATTTTACGCTCTACTGCCTTTTTACTACAGCGAATATCGTATCCCAGATTTACTCCGTACTCATGGCTTAGATCTTTAGGGGTTGGCCACAACATTCGCCAGTCTTCGATCCATTCGCTAATGTCCATCGCAAATATAATATTTTGAGGGACTTCATCTAAATGCACACGATACATAGCAGGAAAAAAAGATACGTCTTCTTTTAATCCTCTTAAAATAAAGTACGCTTTAGATACATTGTAAGGCACTTTCTCTGTTTCGTCTAACGTGCGGATATGAATCTCTAATTGATCACTAAACTCAGGATATTTGATTTTCATAACGTTGTTTGTTTATAACTTTATCAAAATGTTTTACGGCTTCAATGGTGTCATCTTCATCCACTCTTTCAAGAACTTGTAGTGCAAGATATGATACTCGTTCTTCGTACCATTGTTTTTTGTGGATTTTACTGAGCCAGAGTTTACCATCTGAGTCTTTTTCAGTGTATTCATATTCAATAGGTAATCTTTTTTTCTTGTTAAGGTAGTTCATAAATTTGTCCGTAGACACAATAATGCTGTTTGTTTTATTGTCGTCTTCGAACTCAAAGAAAACAAATGCATTACCTGCCTCTCTGTGTAAAATTTTCATAATCTATAAATTAAATAACCTAAAAATAAAATGTAAATAATTAATAAAACAATCTTTAATACTTTCATGGCAGTTCTAAAATTATCTTCTTAATGTTCTCTAATTTTACCGGATTGTAACTGCTATCTGATAATTGTACTTTTCCTAATATTACATCTGCAATAACATCTGCTTTTTTCTTAGCCTTTTCTCTTGTTAATGTATAATACGAGGGAGTCCAATTAAGCGATTTTAAGTCTTTAATCTGTTCCTCCATTTCAGGTTTGGTGTATACATAGATATTTTTATCTGTGGCAATAATCCACCTGTCTATTGACTCTATGTACTTTATCTGTACAATTGTCTGATTGTGGAATCGCAAATTAACTTCTTGTCCTTTAATTTGCTCTAAATAAATTTGATCGCAAAGTTTCAATGTGTCCAATTTTTAGTGATTACAGGTGATGCTTTAATTGTTAATTCGTCTAAGAGTTTTGATCCTGCATACTCCATAGCACTTTGTAATTGCTTTGATACTACTTCAGACATATGCTCTGGACACTCTACTACGACTTCGTCATGTACAATATTACAAATTTTTACAGTACCAATCAAGTCATACTTCTTAATCCATTGAAAAAATAATACGACTGCTAATTTTGTCATCGATCCAGACGTACCTTGTATAGGATAATTAAGGCTAATTTTGCGCATATCAGACTTGGTCTTAAAGTAGAAAGCCACTTCGCTCTTGTACTGTTGCGCTAATCCATTATCCTGCCCTTTTAAATCTCGGTAGGTCTGCCAATACTCCTGATCCATTTTCTTGTTTATGGATTCCCACTCAGGATGTCTTGGATAATAGAACCTACGACCAGTAAAATTATCAATAATAATATAACCATCTCTTAAAATTTTACGCTCACATTCATCAAAATATTCCTTTAACTGTGGAAAGGAATCCATGTAACTATTCAGCACCCTCTCTCCCTCTTCTACAGGAAGTGAAAGATTATCCGCTATCGTCTGTCCATTTCCTCCGTATGCTATGGCAAAATTCGCTGCCTTGGCGTTTTGCCTGTATTCAACATACTTCTTCTGTTCGTCTGTGGGATTCTCTGCTTTCTTTGCAGCCACAATCTCATCGTACGGTACATTATAAATCAATCCCGCCACATAACTGTGTAAATCACCATCGCCTTTCTGGTAAAAATCTAACAAGTTTTTTTCCTTGCTTCGATCCGCCAACACAACACTCTCTTGGGAGGAGTAGTCAGCCACCACCAACGTGTTGCCAGATTCACTTTGAAAGCAGAACCTGTAGCGATCGTCCCTTGGTAGGTTTTGGATGTTAGGAGCGTTAAACCTTTTACTCCCTGAAGACATACGCCCTGTGTGCTTTATCTGGCTAAAGGATGTATGTATTCTACCTGTCTTATTGTGTACAAATTCCAACCAATTCATTCCAAATGTATTGGCTCTCTTCGCCCATTTGCTATATTCCAGATAATCTTTCACAATAGCATGGGCGTTCTTCTGCTTCTCCATAATCTTCACACCAACAGAATGCTTCTGCTCTCTTTCATCATAGGTATCCACTCCAAAATCAGTCATCACTTCGACCACTTGTTTTGGGCTGCTCCAATTTACGGTAACTCTATCTTCGTCAAACAAACTCAACTGAGCGGTATTGTACTTTTCAATGTCTCTGACATAATCGTTTAATTTGTCCTTGCTTTTTTCAAGCATTTCTAAATCATGCTTTGCATTATTCTGCCATTCCTCTACATTGAGATAGATGCCACACCACTCAGTATATGCCAATGCCAAGACAAAGGAAAACTCCAACTGAGCGCATTTCATCATGTCTGCCTTTTCCAAAGCTTGTTTCTGCTGATCCCAGACTCTGCGTAAATATGCCACATCTAAACCTGCATATTGTATCCCTCCGTAATCAAATTTAAAATTCTTCTGGTAGGATTTGTCCACTTCAATGCTGAGATATTTCATAACTACGTCACTCAATCTACGCCTCACTAAATCGTATCCGTTTGTGAGAACTCTCTCTGCAATTTGTGTGTCTATAACCTTGGTTGGAAATATACCTGCTTGGTAAAGAAATTTAAGATCAAATTGCAGGTAGTGTCCAACCAAGGTTTTTGCCTCTAATTCTTCTTTAAATAAAGATATAGGATAATCTTCAGCGTCCACCACAACCTCATACTCTCCAATTCCAAGTTGGTAAGTGATAATTTTATGGTTGACCCAATCAAATCCCTCACTCTCTATGTCAAATTCTATTACATCTTTTGCTGTAATCCATGATCGGACTTCCTCAATAGTGACAGGTTCGACACACTCAAACGACTTCTTGCTAAGTAATCTAATCATTAGTTATAATGTGCTAAGATTATATAATCTCGCATATTTGCCATGTTTTTAATGGCATTTTCTAAACCTAATTTTGAGACAAAATGAGATTTGTACGGCTCTACTGTTTTTGTAGCCAACAACGAAAGTACCTGATCATCCATAAAACGCACCATAAACCAGAGCGGATCTTTAGGATTGTACATAATACTATCAATTCGTCTACGAGTAGGTCTGACTGGTTCGAACATTATCCATATCTTTTTTGATGTTAGAAATCTTTTGCTTCATGCCTTCAAGTACAGCATCTCCCCTGCGAATAAAGCTTTCAAGCCTTTTATGCATGGCTTTGTAATCTCTGGCAGAATCGCTTAGTCTATTGTACTCCTCATTTGTTTTGACCAATGCCTTTTTCTCAGGAATTGTGCCTGTATAGTCTAAGTACAATTGATTCTCCTTTACTTCTGCCTGTCTGTCAAATGTATCCCATGACTCGTATGCATCGGATGCGTGTATTTGCAACTCTAATAAATATGTTGCAAGTTTAATCCTGTCGTCAGTAATTACAGGGAGTGGTTGATCGGGGTCTGTCTTATAGACCTCAATAATTTCCATACATTCCGTGAGCAATTCTTCAAAACTCATTGTATATTATTTACCAGATGAACCAAAACCCTTCATCCCCCTTGCAGTTTCATCAAACTCATCGACCACATTCCATGTGATGTCAGTATTCTTAATCAACAAAAACTGCGCGCACCTCTCACCTGTTTCATACAAGTTTACAGGAAGACCTCGTCCCCATTTCAAGGGATCGAATTTGACAATAATCTCTCCTGTATAACCTGGGTCTATCACCCCGACAGCATTACTTAATCGCAAATCCATTTTGCTCACTGAGGATCGGGGGAAAACCAAGCCCACATAATTTACAGGCACTTCAATGTGAACGCCTGTGCCAATTGTATACAGGTCGCTGCTTGCTTCTATCCAATGGGCATACAAATCCCATGCAGCGTCTGTTAAATGTGCTTTGGTTGGCATCTGTGCGCCTTCTTTTAATCTAATCCGTACTTTCATTTTTCAGTAAATTTTGTTTCTGGATAAAGTAATTTTGCTGCTTCTTGAAACCCTCCGTAAAAATTGTCATATAAATGTTCAGGCACGAGGGCAGAAATAACTCTGCCCTCAATGCTGAACGAATAACCATTGTTACGATAATGAGAGTCTTTCTTCATCTTCTTGAAGATTCTACGCACTACAGGTCGTGAGTACGCAGACATATTTATTTCGATCTCCTTTCGTGTGTATTCCATTATCTATGATTATTACTTCTTATTAAATCTATCATTTCAGTCAAAATTGTACCTGCTCTATCAATGCGGTTAATCAATAATTCATGCTCTTTTTTGTCGGCAGGTACTTCCAAAATCTTAATTCGATACGGCTCAGGAAAGTCAGGATGGTAACTAATAAAGTCACAATACGGTCTGTCCGTTGCCAACATCTCCATCTGAATCTGATACCAATACTTGCTCTCTGCTTTCTTCAAATCCTCCGGACTTGACATCATTAAAAACTCTAAGTGGTTGGCTCGTTTTGCAGGACATTTAACTTGTATTGTTTTATCCAACAAAACCAGACCATCTGGTGACGCTCCGGCAAAATTCCCATAGGGAATAAAGCCCGGAACGAACACCGTATTGCCTGTTACTTTTTCGTAATATGATACCGCCTCACTTTCTAATTCGTTTCCTCGCTCCGTAGCAGCATTTGAAAACCTGTCATCTGCCCCTGAGATGATCTCTGCTGCCTTTTCTTTGATGTAGGTATACCCACCACTACCAATGGTGCTTTTGTCTCGTGAGAGCGGAATTAAACGGCTAATTTGCGAAGCAGTAAACCTACCTAATCTTGCTTGAAACCATGCCTCCGTTCCTTGTTCTAAATTAAACCCCATCGACCTGCTCTTTAATGTACGACTTATTTCCCTCGCTTAGAATGTAGCCTTGCCTTTGCAATTGGCTGATGAGGCTATCCCCTGTAATACCTAATTGCTTTCCTTGCTGCACGGCTTTTTCGAGGTCAGCAGGAGAGATAATCACAACCTGCGCTTCGTCCTCGTTTGCCTCTTCAGCCTCGCTTACCAGACCAAGCATCTTCATCAGCATATTCTTTGTGTAGGTGCTTGTAACCGCAGTAAGCGTGTAATGAGGTTGGTCTGTGTTCACTCGGATCTGGCTTTTCAATGACTCGTCTTCGTAAAAGATTTCGACTACATACAAATCGCCATCCCAATACGAGGTGTAAACCAAAGCCATTTCTGCAAACAAGGGTAGAATCACTTTCTGGAGATGCCTCAAGGATGTAAACCTAAAGGTTTTCCCGTTGTAGTTTCTTCCTTCCCCATCGGCTTCAATCAATTGCAGCCTTTGCTGAATCTTGTAAATCCTGTCCAATAAATTTTTCATAATAAAAGTTAAAAGGTTAAATAATTAGTCTTCCCAGACTATGCCAAAAATAAATGTAACCCAAGATAAAACAGTCATTGCAGTCAGTATTGTAAATATTTTTTGCGGATAAAAAAATAATAAAATATGAAGAACTATCATAAGAGTTATTAAACACGCTATAATTAATTTTTTCAACATAGGATAGAATTTGCAGTCAGTAAATCCTGACCTCGTTTCGTAATAAAATACAGCCTTTTTTTGCCTTGCTTTTCATAGTTGACCAAGGCTTCCTTTTTCAGCAACCTAAGGTGATGGCTGATGTCGCTAATAGTCACCCCAAATTTCTCACCTAATTCCTTTGGATTGCATGGCAGCGATCGTAGTATGCTCATGTAGGTCTTCCCCTGCAAGATTGTAATATCCTGAGCGGTGAGTCTGTTGAACACATTAGTAGCGTTCCATCCAAAATCCGTGATTTCGTAAACCTTCGTAGGTGGGAAAGTAGAATGCTTTCTGTGCATGACCATTCCTGCATTCTGGAGTTCGACCAGAGCCTGACTAACAGCCTGTTTGTGGTCGCTATATAATGCCGTTAATTCTTTTGGTTGACTTGCACCTGCCAACTTCAGATGTTCGATTAACGTGCTGTGTAGTTTATTTTGCATAAGCCTAATTGGCAGTTTCATTGTAAATAAATAAATTTAATCGTTCGGTAAAAAGAGCGGGAAAACCCGCCCCGACTTCAATAGGTGCTACAAATCTAAAACTTTCTGTTGACATTGTCAACTTCTGTATTCATCTTAGAGGGAACAATAAAAACCTCCTCTCCCTCTGGCGTGATGAATTCCTCCCAATCTGGGTGATAGAATTCTACATTCGGATCGCAGATATGGTACCACTTTTTTCGAATCAGTATCACATATCCTGCCTTTCTCCCTCTCGGCTGCGTACCTCTGTAACACCAATCGGCTACCGTGCCTTTCTTCATACGCAACTTATGCGCAATCTGTTTAGGCGATAGACCTTCCTCCCTCAACTTCATTGCCTGTTCATAAAGATGCGGAAAATGGGTATCCTCATCTTTGAAATCGACAACAAATGCCAACCTCTGTTTTCCTTTAAGTTTGACTGAAATAGGTGTCACAAAAACCGTACACAATAAGATGGGAATATTAGGCTCTGGTAGTCCTTATCCCTGTATAGATAATAGAGGAAGAGGGAATACAGATTTCAACCTTGCCTTTCTTCTTAAAAAGAACAGCAATTTTTGCAAACTTGAATTCCTCACCAAACAAATGTGGTAGACTTTTTTTGAGATTAGTGAACATTTTTTTCACTTGTTTCTCAGACCATCCATCATCTGTGCTGACTAAAATATTCCAGTCTTTTTCAACCCGAATGTACTTAGCCTTGGCGCACTCTCTCCGATACTTAATAACCCGATAGCGACTCCACCCCAATGTCCTTTCCAAAAAGGAAATAGAACATGGCATCACGGCATCTCCCATCTTATGAGCTGTCCCATACTCTCTAACGACATTAGAGATGAAGACGCTATTTATATAGGTTCTAAGTTCTTTCGAATCGTTATGTATTTCCGCAGGAATATCTACTTTCCGCTTTGTAACAACATCATTCTCTTCGATCCACTTTTTATTGCCGACAGCGAAGATCCAATCCTTCGACCCACTTTGCAATATTCCTAATTTGATCGCCCTTGATTTGATGTTCCGTAAATTTGATGCGGATACTCCTAAATAGGCCTCTAATTCACCCCTCTGGGTACTCCATTTGACCTTTCCTGAGTACTTCACCTTGATAGCCAAATAGAGGCGCAGCATAGACATACCGCCCTTTATTTTCAGTAACATATCAAGTGAAATAGACATAACAATTCGGTTGGAGATAATACAACACTTCCTGTTTGAAAAAAGTTCTTAGATTTTCGAAAAAGTAGGGCAGGAATTACCCTGCCCTGCCGACCTTAAACCTGAACTAATTTTTGCAACACAATTTGAACCTCTTCCTCCTGTAGATACGGATACTGATGCCGTACATCCTCCTCTGTCACATCCTCCAAATCTACGCTAAACAACCAATCATCAAATCCTTTTATAAAATACAGACCAGAATCGTAGTTGTAATTGTTTTCTCGCCTCTCTCCGTTTTCAATGAATGTTTCACCTGCAAAATCCATCAGAGGTTCTTCATAGTACATTTTAACAGTGATGCCGTATTCTTTTGACATCGCCTCAAAGAATTCTATGGGTGGACTCCATGCAGTATCACCTTGAAAGTATGCGGAGTTCTCGCTTAAAAGGTGGATGAATAGTAATTTCTCGACAGAGACATCCCGTGTTCCCCAATCATCGTAGTAATTTTCGGATGGCAAAAAGGAATTAAAAAGTTCTGCATCTTTTGGCAGTTCTGCAAGTCGTTGGCAGAATTTACCAGATGCATCATAAATTTCGATTTCATTGTAGCACCAATTAGGCATAATAGTTAAATTTAAAGGTAATTTTTAATGTAGTCTTTATGGTTGTTTACGATGTCCTCCGTTGTGTAATAGAATTGGTTTCCCGCATCGTCCTGATGAGTGTAAAGGATGCGACCATCCTTGGATACACCGAGGTATTCATACCCCATACGCTTCAAATCCTCATCCCGAAGAAATCTGGATGTGACTTCCTCGATAACAATACCTTGCGGAGTGGATTTTAATCTCTTTTCCATGTTTTAAATTTAAGGTTAAATAATTCTATCTCCGTATGACAGTATCTGATCCCCATCTTTCCACCAGACATCGAAACCAGACACAGCATCGTCATCATAGCCATCCTTGTAATCGTTGGCTTGGTCTTCGTTAGAGAAAACCCTCTCCAAAAAGTAGTCGTATCTTTCCAAATCGGCTTTCTTAAAACCTATGACAAAGTAAATGTCTGACGACTTGTAATCGTCTTTTAACAGCGTTGCTAATTCTTGAGCGGTCATAATAATTAAATTTAAGGTTAAATAAAAAGCCCCACCCTATGACAGGGTGAGGCAAAACAGATTACACTATGTCAAAACTTTTGCATCCCGTAATGCGTCCGTTTTCATCACGGACAATCTCGTTTGGTACAACCCAGAGGCGGTCTGGGAATTTGTCTGATAGGGCATTTCCTGCTAATCTGGAAACGATTGCCACACAACCTGACTCTACCCCTGCCTCGTCAATAGAAACGCTCTCAGAGCCTTTTAAAAAGAGAATCTCATCAGCGAATACTGTTCGGCTGATTGGCAGGTTACCTAATTCCGTTGGAACAGGTGTGTCTGGCTCGGTCGATGCTTGTACTCTGACCGTAATCCCACTTGCAGGGATGGTCAAAACTTCCCCATCCACCCTCACCAAGATTTCCGAGGTGGCAGGGATTAATTCATGGTCTCTGTGCAAATGCACAGGGTGAGGTGTCAAATTAATGACTTTTGTCTGTGAGTTCATGGTAATTTATTTAAAGGTTAATAATAACGTAAAGGTAAAAGTAATTTTTCAATTGTGCAAGATAAAAATCAATCCACCCATTTCGGTCTCATCATCATCAGACCCCGAAAGGGAGCAACAAAAGCCTCAGGGAAAGATTCCCTCACTTTGTCAATATCCTCGTACGCCTCTTCCTTGGTGCTGTAAAACCGAGGCAGATAATACTTGTACAGTTTCCCATCCACTCTCACCCAGACTCCGCAGGTTGCAGGGATCAGTTCATGGTATGCGCCAATCTGGATTGCATATACACACGTTGCGTATGCTGAGGTGTCCAGAATTTCCTGACCAACTGTAAATGAGTCTGGATTATTGGTCATTCCACATTCAAGACAGTCCTGTGCGGACAGCGATGTGGAGAATAAAATTAACGCTATAATAATTCTCATTAGTCTATTATTTGTTCGATTAAGTAAATCATAGCCTCAAATCCATCATCAGACTTATCCCATTCTCCGTTTAAAGCCATCTCGCAGTCACTTTGTATTGTCTGCAAGGTTTCTTGCATTTCTCCTGTCAATTCCTCCAACGCCTCTATGTATGCGTCCGCATAACGTAAAATATGGCAATTTTTCAAGTCTACATATCCTAACATATTTTCTGTGCGATATCCCTTGCCTTGGTAGATTACCCCAAATGCATTGTCTCGCAAGTACTCTTCAAACTCTTGCTCTGTTGCAAAGGTCATGTAAGACTCATCTATGACCTTATCCCACTCCGCTCCGTACACCCAAATCTCGTCACCCATCTCAATCGCACAGCAGTAAACCACGCCATTGCTGTGGTGGATTAAAGCATCCGCTTTATTGGCTACCTTATTCAGAGATTTTGCCACATCTGAATCGGTGTCAAAGATTCTGGCAATGGAGTTTACCCTTACAATCTCGGATAAAACTTCCAACATTTTTTCTTTCATGTCCATAATAAAAATATTTGTGGGGGACAAAGCCCCCCCGATTAAAAATAATGGTTAATTAATTTCCTTGAACTTTACTGTCAAATCGACAGCGCACTCTGTTACTTCCTCTTCCTGCAGATACGGATACTCCGCTTTGATTCTCCCTACAAAATCAGTATCCCCTTCGTCCTTCATATGTTCTGCCAAATACTCACACAGGTGGGATTCCCATTCCATGTACCAATCTACATATCCTTCAAGCTTGTACTTTCCCTCAGCAAAACCATAGTCTTGATATGAGCAGTTGCCTTGCTTATCAATAAGTGTCTGGCCACACAAATCAATGCCCATTTCTTCGTAATGCATCTCCACCTCTACCCCATATTTCTTTGCCAGACGAGCGCAAAAGTTTGTTGGAGGACTCCATGCAGTATCTCCACTTAGCACAATCGTATCCTTTTCAATGTCCTCTACGAATTCCGATCCGACATCCCACTTTGTCCCAAACCAATCTACGTTAGCCCAATACCAATCAGCCTCCGAATCTGGCGCAGTGCCAATGAGAGCCTCAAAAAGCCCTCCCTGTAGGTTTTGGCAAACATCCGCAATCCGTGCGATGGATTGAGGTTCGCCTGTGATAGTTATGTAATTGTAGCACCAATTAGGCATATTAAAGATATTTGTGGGGGACAAAGCCCCCGATTAAAAATAATGGTTAATTAAATTACATCGTCAATAAGTGCAATCATGCGCTCAAAGGAAGCGGACTTCCGATTCCACCATTCGCCATCCAAACCTTCGTGATAATCGTTACGAATAGTTAATAGCGTCCTACGCATTTTTGCAATCGTATTTTCAAGCTTAATAACACTCTCGACATCCCCCTCACTCCAATCTGTCCAATAATAAAACGGATACTCCTCCTCATCATCGTAGTCATCCGCCATCTCTTCAATGCTGTTGTATGGAAATGAATCATTCGCTGCCATCCATTCGTTAATGGCATCCTCATCCAACTCATTGTCGCTAAAATAGAACCTGCCATCTTGAACGCAGTATCCTTGCGAGATAATGCCTCCGGTCACAGAGCAAACTCTGAGATTGTACTGCTCAGCGACCGCCTCGATTGCAATTTTCTTGACATCCTCAGAGAGGTCGGATGCCATCAGTTGATTTCCTACGCTAATAATATCCATGCTTAATGTGTTTGTGGGCATCTGCCCGATGAATTAATGAATGACAAAGTTAAAAGGAAGAATCGACATAGTCAAGACCTCCTTTCAACTAAGTGAAAAAAAATCAGTCAACCGCATTCAAAATCTCTTCCTGTGCCACATTCGCCCCTATGATAAGCGCAGGAACGATTGTAAAGAACGCTAAGGGATTTTCTGACATCCAACCCATTCCGCCCCCGAAAACAAGTCCAACGACCCAGACAAAGCCTATGACCCCAAAAAATGAGACAACGAATCCAATTGCGCCTCTGAAAAAAATGTGTAGCATAATAAAATGATTTGTGAGAGCAGGTGTTACCCTGCCCTCTGTTTTAACCAAAAATTACCTCACCGAAAAATACGGTTTGTAGCACTGCGTCACAGTCATCCGCATCGTAGTTTCCTTCTGCAATTGCAGCCAGATGTCGCAAATTTGCTGTAGGCACTTTATCCCAAATATCTCCGATTCTTATTTCGGAATTGTAGTCTCCCTCAAAATCTAAGACTCGTATGCTGTCTCCTTTCCTCAGCAGGTGCATCAGTACCTCTTCGAATGACAGGTCTGGACAATTTTTTCGGACTGTTTGGTAGTCCGAAAAGTTGTAGGCCAATTCAAGACCGTAGCTTCTCAAATAGTTGAAGCTGCACAACGCTTCTAAAAAAATCTGTTCTGATTGTTTTTTCGAAATCATCACAAAAAAGTTTGTGGGAGCAGGTGTTACCCTGCCCCTCGTTAAGAAATTATCGACTGTAATTAGGCTCTGGTGTTACGTCTACGTCACCAATGAACGCTCTGACACTCAAATCTGGATTGTGAAAGCAGATGGCGTAAAAGCCAGCCCATGATGTCGTATAATTGACGCTACCATCGATGGTCACAAGCACATCCTGAGCGTCCACTGCCTGTTCAAACGTCTCCAAATAGTACTTTGAGCCGTTGTTGACGTACCCCATTTCCACCCACTTCTTAAAATGGGCATCGAGCAAATGTCGCTTTTCTTCCAAATCACAAATAATGCGGTAGAATTCGCCACCTACCATTGCCCAATTGTCACTCTGATAGACAGTCTCACCTCTGCTCCAAGACCCATCATATTCTTGTTTAATAATACGGTAAAACATAATAAAAGGATTTGTGGGGACAGGAATTACCCTGCCCCGATGTGATTAAAATTCAGCAAAATCATTGTACTTAAAATCTGTCAAGCGCATATACGTTGGTAGATACAGACAATTCATCTCGGTTTCGTACGAATCCGTACGTTCTAAACAAGCATCGTACACACGCTCTGCAATGTTCGTGTAATCGTCAGGTATGTACCTGCTGTGACTCGCATCTTCAACTATTGAAAATGCCTCAGATAGGGGCAATCCAAAAAATTCGAGGTAGTCAATGCAATACATCAGGTACTTCTCAAAATCTGCGTAACCCATAACAAAAGGATTTGTGGGAGCAGGTGTTACCCTGCCCCCGATTTGATTAGATAAGTTGGATAATTTGGCTTGGATTGGCAGCCATTTTCAGAGCCTCCACAGCCATGCGGTCAGCAGTCAGGCTTTCGGATGGGAATTGCGCCTCAACGTCTTTCCACTCATGGCGCATCCACCCCGTAAATCCGTTATACATCCACCATGCTGTCCCACTATGAACGTTCTGACCAATGCCAGACTCTGTGAACTCAGCGATTGCAGAAATCTGATTGCGCTTGCGAGTGGACACAGCGTCCTCCCAATCAGCACCGTTTTTGACTGCTTTTTTCTCCTCAGGAGTGAGCAGCACGTTCGCAGCGTAGTTCTTGACAGTTTTGCTGTTCACGCTCTCGCTGACAAGATATTCAAACAGTTCCTGCGTAGACTGCCCTGTCTCTGACAGTAAACCCATAATCTCCAATGTCTCCCTGACCTTGGCCTCCGCATTAATGCTATGGCGAATGCGTGTACCAGATTTGCTTCCGAGCGCAGCGGAAAGCGTGTTGGCACACACCACACGGACAGGTGTGTACATGACACGGATTGCGCCCTTGCCATCGTGCGGATTGGTAATCAGCAAGTACTGCGACACCTCGTCTCCCTTCACGGAGAATGATGGGGCTTGGAGGCTGACAAAGGTGTTCTGACCACCTCTCAAAACTCCTGCGGTGTCAATCTTCAACCCCTCCGCAACGAGGTCGTCCACAATTGTGAACGCTTCCGCATTTTGGAGAGTCTTGTACACTCTCCCGACAGACCCTGCGAGGACAGCGTCTGTGTCTGTCCTGTACAGGAAGAATGAGTCGGTGCTGACCTCTTCCTTGCCATTTGGGAATCTGTGAACATTGGGCTGCTTTTCCACCCAATAATCCAATCCTCCTTTCTCCAATGCATCCTGTACAGTAATGCCATCTGGCAAAACCGTTCCAAGTTGATGCCACGCAGGTGCTGTCCCTACGAAGCTTGCGAAACCTTTTGAGAAATCAATGTGATGAGCCATAACTAAAAGTATTGTGAGGCGCATTGCCTCGGTTAAAAAAATATACCGCAAAGTTAAAGGAAAGAATCGACATAGTCAACCCCTCCCTTCAACTGAATGAAAAAAAATCACCTCTCTTTTCTCCACTCTCTCTCAGGTATACACTCCCATGTATACACATCCTCTGTGAACTGATGCCAATTGGCATTCGTGTATAGATACATCCTATTGGCAGAATCGTATGGTCTGCCGTTACGCACCTCTCTCCCCTCCCCATTTTTGTGGTAGCCCTCCCAAAGGGCGATATCAACCATTTCCTCCCTCGCCTGTTTGGCGGAGGGAAAATGACCGACCACTCTCCCTCTCCTCTCTCCATGTCGAGTTTTAACGATTACATAATTCATATCAAAAAAAATTATGAGAGCGGGTGTTACCCCGCCCTCTGGTTAAGAATTCAATGCCTCCCGAATTACTCCCCAATCGACAATTAAATCGACAAGGAAATTGACCACGTTGTCAGGAACTACCCTGTCCGATGGCCAATGTTCCTCGATAAAGATAACAGCGAGGGTAAACGGGTCTCCGCACCCTTGGTCGATTTCGAGGTCGACCAACAACTCTCGGCTTGGCAGTTCGAACGTGTTGGTCGAATTGAGTACTAAAGTTTCCATAGCAAAAAAAGTTTGTGAGAGCGGGTGTTACCCCGCCCTCTCGGTTAATGATTATTTTGGATGCCTTTGAGGCGTTACATCCGCATTACCTATGTATGCCTTCACAATTTTGTCTGGATGCTGATAAAACATTCGGTAAAAATCCGCCCATGTTCCTTCATATTCCTCCTCGTCAACAATGATGGTTACATAGTCCGCTTGCTCTGCGCTGAACTCTTCAAATCTATATCGGCTGCCGTTAATTTCGCAGCCTCCCGCAGCCCACTCCTCAAGCCACCCCACATCGATTTTTTCAATGTTCTCGTTAGCCATTGTTTGGACAACGTAGAACTGCATAAACTTTGCTCCAACAACACTCCATTCGGAGTGCTGAAAAAGGGTTGTTGACACGCCCTCGCTTTTGCTTGTAATTCTGTACAATTGCATAACAAAAAAAGTTTGTGAGAACGGGTGTTACCCCGCCCTCGTTGTAAAGTAATTAGTTCAAGTGAGGAGAAAATCAATAGTACTCCTCATCTGATGGCTCTGGTGTAACGTCAATGCCCGCAACATACGCCCTAACCTCCTTGTGATAATAGGCTAACTTATAAAAGCCAGCCCAAGTGGTAGACCCATAAATGGTCTCCCCTATTGTGACAAGAATGGTGTTCGCATCTTCGGGCTTTTCAAAGGAATCGAGCCTGTATGTCTCAGAATTGATGACATACCCATTGTCGACAAACCCCTCAAATTCCGATGCCCCCATGTAATCCCTTCCCTCAATTTCCAGAATCATCTGGTAGAATTCCACACCAGCCAAATATGGGTTGTCTGTTTGGAAGATGTCGGAGGTTTGGGAGAAAGTTTCCTTTACGATTCGATAAAACATAACACAATGGTTTTGCACAAACGAGTGTCCCCGTTTGTCGGTTAAGATTATGGAATTTTCAATGAACGTGTCCTCATCAGGACTGCTGCAAATATATACCCATCCGAATGAGAAATCCAAATGTGCTGTAAAATAAAATTACATTTTTTTTGAAAGGATATGAGATATTTCTATGTCTCTGTGGGATGGGTTGTAGGTCAGGGAGGTAGGTATTTGTTTTTCTTACATGGATTTTTGCAGAATTTTGTGGGGCGGAATGGGTTTCTTTCTTTTTTCCTCCTCTCTCCCTCTCCTCTCCGCCCAAGCATCACAGGCAGCCCACCACTGCCCACCGCCCACCGCCAGGCATTTCTGACCACCCGACCAATAATCCCAATATCAAAAAAAATCCAATATAAATTTCCAAAATATGTCAAGTGCCTGGGCTGATGGGTTGGTGTGAGATCCGACCACCACGCCAAAAATCCCAAATTTGCCCTTTTTAAAGACCACAGAGCGAAGAAAATACCCAACCCATACCAATACCCCAAAACAGGTCAAAAGTCCATCAGAACGGCTTAAAACCAGAAATCGAAAAACAACCAATACAAAAAAATTAAATATGTATGGGCAAAAAAAATGCCCACAGGTTACGCACCTGTGGGCAATAGTTTAGCGTGGGTCGGCAATCATCGCAGCGCAGATAACGCAGACCAAAATAAGGGAAAGGATAGCAAACATAGAAAATAATTTAATGTGAGGAAATTAGATAACAAAACCGCTGGCATCCTTTTTGGCCTTGCCTTTTGCCCTAAGACCTAAGACCACGTTGCGGACATCTAACATAAGGTCATCCCGTTTGTCACCATCGACAACACGGAAACCGTGCCAAGTTGTGGGAAGGTCGTCATCCCTGAAAACAACGGAAACCGTGCCGCCTGAATTTAGCACTTGCAATGTATCCCTATCATTGCAATCGGAGCGCGAAAAGCAAAGGTTATACTTTGAGCCTGTGTACCTTTTTACACGTGCTGGGTTCTTTGTGTAATCGTAAAAGACCAAATTTTGAAACTCGTCTAAAAGCGATATATCCAGCCCTTTGTCAAAAGAATAGAGAAAATCGATATCTGATGTACCGTTAAGCCGAACGGCGCCAACTGTCCCGCGCTTTTTCATCAACTTGTCAAATTTCGTCAACTCGCTAAGTAGTTGCGTTAAAAAATCATGCTTATACTGTAGATAGAATTCCGTACGCCGAGAGCGCGCTACCTGTACAGATTGGAAAGCACCACGGCCAGCACTAAAGAGGCAAGCCGAGATACAACCGGCCGTTGCGTGCGAGCAAACCGTCCAACCCTTGGTGTTTTGAAAGGCTGGAGCAAGGTACAAAATACGTGTTTCGCGTGTATTCTTGGCCGTTTTGCTGTTTGTTTGTCCCTTGGACAATAAGACGCGCTTTTTGTAGTATTCCAAAAAATCACGCTTTTGCCAAAAATCGAATTCATCCCAAACATTCATAATAGAAAAATTTTAATATGTGAAAAAATGAATAATACACAAAGATAAAAAAAGAACCGTATTTTTTAATCTTTTTTTCCAGATTGAAAATATATTTTTATTTGTAATAAATTGGAATCTACAGGGAGCGCAAACGTGCGCGGTTATTGGCTGTAACCGTTTTTTCGCTTCTGAGCGCAGATTGACGCAAAAATGAATACAGATACCAGAACGGGACAAAATGCCCGTAGAACGCCTTAAAACCGCAAATACAAACATCGATTTATGTATAATATGAATATATGAGTACTTAGGTAATATTTTCACATATATAGGGATCAATCATGTATTTTTTTTGCATATGTTAGGAAAAAGGATATAATTTATTTGCATATGTGATTCATCAGGTATTTTTAGATATGTTATAAAGATTAATATATATTTTTTCTATGTGCTATTTATGATATTTTTTTCAATGTGTTTTTTCTTTGATATAAAATATTGCTATGTGTTGAGAGCGGGATGAGACGCATGAGAAAGAGATCCATGTGTTATTTTTCTATGTGTTACAGGTGGTCAGGTAGTGGCTGCATGAAAAAAAACGATACAATTTTTTTCTATATATTTTTCCGACAAAATTTTTGTTTTAAACAATTTGTGGGGGGTATTTCCCCATGTCGCGCAGGTGGGGGTGCATTAAACATTATGGTCCCCCCTCACGCTATAAATTCTAAAATACGCACCAACAATTCTAATCGCACACCTAACAATTTCAATCACGCCCTACTTTTTCAGTACGCTCTACTTTTCTAACACGCTCTAAAATCTGCCCAGTAAATTTTCTACAATCTGCACAATGGGGGGGTCTTTTGCCAAAGATCTCAAATAAGTACCCCTACCTATTGTAAGCCCTTCTAAGGGGTTTTCACGCTTTTCCAATCTACTTCCCCCACAACTGTTTTTAAGTGGCTTAGAACGCCTAAAAAGGGTGTCACAAAAACCGTACACAATAAGATGGGATATAAGGGCGGGTGGCTAAAATAGAAGAAATAGAGGGTACTGGCTCATAATTCACAAAAATTGTGTACTTAAAAATCCTTCAAAAACAGGTGTCACAAAAACCAGACATAATAAGATGGGATTAAAGGGCGGGAGGGAAAATAAAGGAAATAAGGGGGGAACGGCTTAATCTGTGTCTCATCCCCTGTAGACACAAATACCACTTGACAAAAATAGAATTATTTTGTATATTTGTAAAAAACTGTTATGGAAAGCAGAGTTATTGAAATTGTACATTGTATAGAATCTAAGGGGAGAGGTGTGAGGTATTCTTCTTTATGGAAGAGGATTTGTCAGAGGTTTTTGACTTTGTATTATTTTTCTCGGAAATATTTGGATAGGGCTTTGCCTTCTCGTACTGTATATAGCTATCGGATTATTTGGAGGGGTGCGCCTATACCTGTTTCTACGAAGGTGGTTATATTGAATAGAACCTTTATTGTTGTTTCTTCTAGTGAGATGGTTTCTTTCTTTGAGGATCCTTATGAGAGGTTTTCTTTAGATAAGGGACGTATTAAGGTATTTTTATTTTAATTATTGAACTATACACATTTTTGTGTTGTTTAGAAGGTTATGAAGTACGCATTGATATTCTTGGTGTCTACAGGGGTTCTGTTTTCAAAACCAAAGGAGGTTCCTATCCCTGAAGACGTAGATAAGTATATTCAGAGATATGCCCATGTGGCTGTATCTGAAATGGACAAGTATGGGATACCTGCATCTATAAAGTTAGGTCAGGCTATTTTAGAAAGTGGGAAAGGCAAATCCAGGTTGGCTATTATTGCTAATAATCATTTTGGGATTAAGTGTCGCACTTTTAATCACTCTATTATGGAGTTGATTGATGGCTGTGTGGATTATCCGGATTCTGATAAAAATGGGAAATGGTCGAAGGCGCAGTTTTTAAATTTTAAGACTGTGTGGGCATCTTATCGGGCGCACAGTTTGGTGTTGTCTGGAAGTCGTTATAAACATTTACAGACTTATGGGAAAGATTACCGGAAATGGGCTTGGGGGTTGTATAGAAGTGGGTATGCGGTGGATCCTAATTATGCGAATAAATTAATTGCCGTTATTGAGGCATATAACCTTTCACAATTTGACACAGTATGATTCAATCTATTTCTAAAAACAAATTAGAGGAAATTGGTGGCGAGTCGGGATTTTACATTCCTATGATCTCTACCCCTGAAATGAAGGTCAAGGATCACGCATTTCCGATTTTATTGGTATTCTACGAAGATTATTTGACAATTCGTGTGGCTGTGGATAGTGCGGAAGTGTTGACATCTATTGTTCTTTCGGGAGATGAGCAAACAGATGAATACGAGACCGCTGAAGATTATGTAGAAGAGACGAATATTTATCCGAGTGCGATTAGTGCTGTTACCCTGACAGGTCAGAAGGACGAACCATATTTTGTAATTTTAAGCGGAGTTGTAAATCGGAGTATTCCTTTTGAGAATTACGATGACGCTGTTTCTGTGAAAGCATATATTCAGGCTTGGCTAAGTGGAAAAGCATAAGAAAAATTATCTCAAAACTTTCTACCCCAAATGGGGATCAAACGATGTACTACCCTGTGAGCGATGCAATAACCCTGGTCATGATGTACACCACATAGATGGCAGATGGTGCGAAGATTGCGACAACCCTGAAAAGCTAATGTTGCTGTGTAGGGGTTGTCACGCTCACTATCACGATGGGGTAGGAATTACAAGGGAAGAATTGAGCGACATACATCAAAAGTTTATGAAATGGAGACGAAGAGTCAACAGCAAAAATACCCTGTATTTAAAAAGAAATTAGTTTTTAGTGATAAGTTTGAAATGCAGCGTGTAAGGGTTGCACTTATAAATGCCATTTTTGAGAAGAAATTGGCAAATCGGGAAATTGATTACTTAGCGTATTATTTAGCATTAAGCGGTGATATTGTAGATTTAGGAGGGCGATTTTCAGCAACAGCTACCGAGATTGTTAAAAAGCAGATGGGGGTGACATCTCAAAGGATGACGAACATTAAGAAGGGATTAAAGAAAAAGAATTTAATTATTGAAAAAGATGGCAAAGAAGAAATCATCCCGGAACTCCACCCGAAGTCGCAAGAAGGGGCGGGATTCATCATCGGACTCCAAGTTTCTATTGGATCTGGAGAAAACCAAGATGTATCGGAGTAATGAACGGGTGTTTGATAAATTCTTTCGTGAGTTAGCGAATATTGTACATGATAGAGAAAATATATCATTAATCGATTTAGGGGATTTAGGCATTATTAAGCCTAATGTAAAGAAGGCAGTTGGAATGTATTTTAAACACCAAGAGCTGTTAGATCAAGGCAAGATAAGCCAAGAAACTTTTGACAAATACCAAAATGTAGTGATAAATGTACTCAAATATGCTAATATTTCATTGGATAGCGGAAGTGATTCACAACACGAGGTTTTGGGCGTACAACACCCGGAGCGAGACTCGGAAGAATAGTTTTATTGAAGTGATGCTTTTGTTTGTGAGTTTGGAAACGGAGATGGCTGCGGTTTTTACAGGTGTTACAGGAGAGAAAGTTAATTTAATAAATCACGATATTAAAACTTTCAAATACACGCAAGAATTTTTTAAGAAATTAGCTGAACGCTTAGGTAAAGAAGATCCTCCGAAAGAATTATCTCACATTACTAATCGCTTAATCGACCTATGTTATCAAAGCCATGCCAAATTATCGATGAAATAAAAGCGGATTTTCAGATGCTTTTGTTTGAGATCAAGATGAATGGAATACGAAGCGGATTAAATAAAGTATACCAGGTTTTTATTGCCTATGTGCGCTATGTGTTCTTTCCGCTGCTTCCTGTTTATGTACAAGAACAGATTGTAAAACGGCATATTGATGCAAAATGTAGTCATCTGAAGAGGTGTCAATCGTGTGGCTGTAAGATGCCTTTTAAGTTGTATGCCGAAGGATCGTGTGGTGAGGATTGTTATTTGGAGTTTATGAACAAAGTTGATTGGTTAATTTATAAAAAGAACAACAATGTTACATTTAAGGGTAAACGATTTCGAAAGCGTTTTTGATGTAGGCGATGCTCAGGTCAATCAACCCCTGAAACTACAGTTCCATTTGCCGGAAGTGTTTAAATCCGCAAAAGGCACTTGTGGCTGCACCACGACAAGCATTTCAAATGATACGCTTGATGTAGTATTTATGGCAAAGCCTCATGAACGAAATCAGGTAGTTCGCAAAACAATCAAATTATATCGACCAGATGGTGAGGAGGAGAAAATACAATTTAACGCAACAGTAGTATGAGAGCATTAGACATACATGAAGGTCGTGTAATTCCAACACCGGAGGCTTTGGCTGTTCCGGTGATTGCGGCTTTATACAGTAGGGATAAAAGCAAGAAAAAAGAGCGGGCGTTCGATGAATTGTGTTATGTGGTTTTTATGACTGATCCAAGAAAGGCAAATCCGTATATGGGTTTGAATTTAGAGGAGCGCAAAGATAAGCTCACAAAGGAGGTTTTGTCTAGCAAAAACCCCGATAAATTGGTGGATGAAGCAGTTAAATGGTGGCAAGAGTATTGGAGTCGGAACATTCCTGAGATCGAAGTGTGGCAAGATGCGCAGTCTGCTGCTACGTCTTTAATGGACTATTTAAAGAATGTAGATTATGATGAGCGTACGAAAGGGGGTAGTATGGTACACAACCCAAGCCATGTTGCTTCCACTCTTGCTAAAGTGAGTGACATTCTTCAGCAGTTAAACAGTTTAGGTAGAAAGATACAAGAAGAAGCTTTTGACATCATTAAATCACGGGGCGGTCGTGAAATAAATCCACTAGAAAGATGACATTAAAAGAACAGAATGCAATTCTTCAGCAAGAAATTAAGTGGCTTACTGCGGAAGTTAAGCAAGTTAAAGACGAAAATAACAAGCTGCGTATTCGGCTTGGGAACATACAAGAGATATGGCATGATGTGCAAATTATCTTCCCGATTGTCCTTCAGATGTTGAATGTGTTTAAAGGAAAGTTTGTGATTTGGACATTGATTTTTAACGCAGGGTTCTTTATTACCAGCTTTAAAAAGATTAGAGACACCGTTTTTGAAAACCAAACAGGGGATGAACTCAATCCGAAACAAGGATGGGCTATGGATAAACAGTAATGTTTTTCGTGAGGAGGCTATCCATTACGAGAAGTATGGTTTTTACTGCCCCGATCCGTATCTGTCTTATGGATGGAAAGAGTATTGGGACGAGCAGAGACGAAGATGTCTTGAAGGCTATGAGGTAGGTGGCGTTAAAATTACGGGCAACCATTACGCATATCTGAACTTCTGTGAGATTTATGATAAAAGTGCAGGTCAGTCAAAGTTTCCTGATTTTTGGGATGGAGACTTTGACTTTTTTTGGTTTTTAGACATTGCACGATATGGGATCAAAGAATCCGAACTAAAGAAACTGCATTTAGAAGCAACGCCTACACATCTTGAGGGGAATCGCCATTTTATGATGGCAAAGTGTCGTCAGCGAGGGTTTACATGGAAGTTGGCAAGTATTGCTTCTAACACTTTCAACCACCTGCGGAAAACACAGACGCTTCTTGGGGCATACGATAAGGGTTACTTGTATAAGGGAGGTGTATGGGATAGAACATTAGAGTGTCTTAACTTTGTCAACACTCACACGGGATGGAAATTCGGAAAGGCTAAAAGCGATAGTGCCTACCAAAGAAAGGGATTTGTAGAATATGTAGATGGTATTCCAGTAGAAGGTGGGTTTCAGTCTGAGTTGTTTGCTGTTACCTTTCATCAAACAGCTTCCGCAGCACGGGGAAAAGTTCCATACTATGTGATATTTGAGGAGGCAGGGGAATGGCCAGGTCTTGACTCTGCATACATGGCAACACGACCTGGATGTGAGGAAGGAGGTAAATTAACTGGTCAAATTATAGTTGGTGGCACAGGTGGAGATATGTCTAAGGCTTCTATTCCTTTTTCAGATATGTTCTATAATCCAGACGCTTACAACCTGTTAGCGTTTGAAAACATATGGGATGATGATAGTGGCGAGGGGAAGTGCGCATTCTTTTTTCCAGAGAATTTGTGCAATAAAAGTTTCATGGACGATATAGGAAATTCGTTTATGGAAGAGGCAAAAGAATTTGAATTAGAGGAGCGCAAAAAATTGATGGTGGCATCTGGCGGGACTGTATCTATGGCAAAGAGATTGTCTGAGCATCCTTTAAAACCATCAGAGGCATTCTTAGTCGATTCAGTCAACGACTTCCCTGTAGAACTACTGCAAGCCCAACTATCGAAAATACGTTCGTCAGAAAAGCTCTCTCGCTTAGGTAAAGTTTATGAGTTAAAATACTTAGAAAATAAAATTGTTGCTGAACCGGATTTAAAAGGCAAGAAAACACCGCTTGTACATTATCGGCAAAAGAGTTTAGATCAATCTGGCGCAGTTGTAATTTATGAATTGCCTCCTCCAAATCCACCACCGGGACTTTATTTTATTGGATACGACCCTTATCGCCATGATAAATCACAGACAGATTCATTAGGATCGTGTTATGTATGGAAGGGGTATCAAGAATATTCGGCAACAGGTGATACGATTGTTGCAGAATATGTAGGTAGACCTAAAACGACAGATGATTGTGATGAAATTATACTGAGGCTGGCAAAATTGTACAATGCGCAAGTGATGTACGAGAATGAAGTTTTAAATACTAAAACTTATTTTACCTACAACAATGCATTAGATTTCTTGGCTTTAGAACCAAGTAATATTATTTCATCTATAGTACCAAACAGTAAAGTAGATAGAAAGTTCGGTGTGCATATGAGTCCCAAAATTAAGGAGGCTTGTGAAAAGTATGCAAAGCGTTGGCTCCTGACACCCAGGGGTACACGAGAAGATGGAACTAAAATACTGAATTTACACGTTTTATATAGTATTGGTTTGTTAGAAGAGTTAATTAAATATAACAGGACAGACAACTTTGACCGAGTTATGTCCTTTTTTATGGTAATGATTGCGATTCAAGACAATGATAGTAAAAGCCGTGAAACGCAAAGTAGGGAAAGTAAGGTCATAGATCAGTTGCTTAATATGTCTAAATATAAAAAATGAGGGCGCAAGAAGAAATAAGGCTTACCCAACGTCAGAAAGACGAAAATGACTATGCTTGGTATAAACAGAACATCAAAGCACTAGATCATCGTTCCTTTGAAGGCTATAATTATTTTGGGTACACTTCGACATGGTACAAAGATAAGATAAATTATGACTTGTACCACAATAAAATTAATCGGGCAGATTTTGAATATGTATGCAAACCTTGGGGGGATTCTGTTAGCGAAGATATGCCAGCTGAATTGGTAAACAGGGACATCTGTTCGGGTAAGATAAATGCGATTATTGGATTGGAAATGCAGCGTCCTTTTTCCTATCAAGTAGTTGCAACAAACAAAGAAGCAACTACACGCAAGGAGAAGAAGGAGTTTGAGTTGATCCAAGATTATGTGATGGAGCAGATTATGACTCCTATTCGTCAACAACTCCAACAGCAAGCGCAGCAGGTAATGCAACAAGCCCAAGAGCAGGGGCAAAATTTAGAAGAATTAGAGCCGCAAATAATGCAGCAAATGCAAGAGCAAGAAGCGGCTATGACACCACCCGAGGTAAAAAAATACATGGCTCGCCAGCATCAGGATGTAGCAGAGTTACTTGGAAATCAGATACTTAATTATTTAAAGCAGAAAGAAAGTATTGAAGACAAGTTTAACAAAGGTGCATTACACGCAGCCATTAGTGCTAAGGAAGTATATTGGATTGGCGAGGTTAATGGAGAGCCTGTACTAAAAGTGGTCAATCCATTGACCTTTGACTTTGATAAAAGTCCCGATGTAGACTACATAGAGGATGGCGAATGGGCAGTGGCTGAATATAGAATGACTCCGACTGAAATTATATCAGAGTTTGGGGATGAACTAAAAGACGATCAGATAGATCGGGTGTACAGTTTTTCGTACAACTATGAAAACAACATGAATTATTTCCAAACAGAGCCAACAGATACGGCTTTTAGTGGAAATACGATTCGTGTGTTGCATTGTACTTGGAAAGCCTTGCGCAAATTAGGCATTTTGACCTATGAGGAAAATGAGCAGACCCTGAAGAAATATGTAAGCGAAAACTATAGGATTGATAAGTCGAGAGGCGATGTGTCAATCAAATGGCTATGGGTTCCCGAAGTACACGAAGGATACCAAATTATGGACGACATTTTTGTAAGGATGCGTCCTGTTCCTAATCAACACAAAGACATCAACAACATTTACCATTGTAAGTTGCCTTACGTTGGTGCAGTATATGACAATACAAACTCTGTACTCACCTCCTTTATGGATAGGCTTCGTCCTTATCAGTATCTTTATAACATTCTGTGGTATCGAATGGAACTTGCCATTGCACGAGACAAGGGTAAGAAGTTTGCGGTGGACATGAATGCCATTCCGCTTAATCAGAATCTTGACCTACCTAAGTGGCAATACTACATCGAATCTGATAGTATCATCTACCTTAACTCCAAACAAGAGGGGGATAGGTTTAATCCGCAGGGTATTGCTCAGTTTGTCAAGGAGGTAGATATGACAAATACCTCAGACATTGCTCGTTACCAGACCCTGCTGAGTTACATTGACCAACAAGCTGGAGAATCCATCGGAGTAACCAAAACATTGGAAGGTCAAATCCAAGAAAGGGAGGCAGTCAAGAATGTCAACCAAGCCTTAAATCTTACCTCAAATAAATTAGAGGTGTTCTTTAGTAAGAGGGCAAAAGTAAAGCAGAACGTTTTACAGGCTTTGATTGAGTCTGCTAAAGTAGTGTATACGCAAGAAGACCCCGTGGTGTTGTCTTATATCTTAGATGACCACACCTACGCTTATTTAAAAGTCGATCCTGTACTATTGGCTAATTCTTCGTATGGTATCTATGTGAGCAACTCAAGAAAGATTACGGAGATTCGCCAAACTGTAAATGAAATTGCAAAGTTTGGAATGCAGTCCGGTTCAATAGGAATGTCGGATATTATCAACATTATGCGACAGGATTCGCTCATTGAAGCAGAGGAATTATTGAGAAAGTCTGAACGAGAAAAGCAGGAGCAAGAACAGCAAATGCAGCAGCAACAAATTCAGGCGGCTCAAGAAATGGAGCAACAAAAACATCAGATGGAGATGCAAAGGTTGCAGTTTGAGCGAGAAACTAAACTAATGGAAATTGAGCGCAAGGGTGAGTGGGATTTGAAAAAGCAGATTGTATTCTCGTCCGGGTTTGCGGAGGAGGGAGATTTAAATCAGAACAATATTCCCGACACCTATGAGATTGGAAAGCAGTTATTAGAGGAACGAAAGTTTGAACACCAAAAAGAGGTTGACAAACGTAAATTAGACATCGAAGAAAAGAAAATAGAGCAAAAAAAGGCAGAAAAACAAACGAATAAATAGAATTTATTTACAAATTGAAACTTTTTTTATATAAAAAATTGTTATGAGCAAAGAACAACCAAACACTATCACATGGGATGACGATGATCCGTTAGCAGGATTTCTTATAACGGAAGAAGAAACCCCACAAACTCCGCAAGAGGAGACACAGGAAGAACCGCAAGAGGAACCACAAGAGGAACCTGAAGACAATGAGATTGATACTGAAGATACTCCTACTGCTGAAGTTGAGGAAAATTCGGAAGAAGTTTCAGAAGACGAGGAAGACGAGGAAGAAGAAGTAGGACATAGTGCTGCGGCAAAGATGCTTCATGAACTTGGAATCATTGATTTAAACGATGATGAAGAAGTTGATGATGTAGTGCTGCAAGAAAAGATTGAAGGCAAGATACAGCAAGCGGTATTAGAGCAATTTAACGAAATGGCTAATTCGCTTGATCAGGATTCGTATAAACTTGTCGATTATTTGTTGAAAGGAGGTAGTTGGAAAGACTTTCAATCGCTGCGTCAGCAAAGTGCATCCAAACAATTTACGATGGAAACAGAACAAGACCAACGTAAATTTTTGGAATACTACTATACGCAGATTGAAGGCAAGAGTGCAGCACGAGTTAAGAGAGAACTTGATTTCCTGGAAGACGAAGGATCGTTGGAAGAAGAAGCCACGGAACTTTATTCCAAGTTAGAAGCTGCCGAAAGCCAACTTATCCAACAGGAGATTGAACAAAAGAAGCAGCAACAACAGCAACAAATACAAGCGGCTCGTGAACGTGAGCAAATGGTTGCGAATCATCTGAAAAAGACAACTGGATATAACGATATCGGATTGTCGGCACGAGATAAAAAATTGATTGAACGGGACATTTTAAAGAAAACGGAATACAACAAGGAGACTAAAAAGTATGAAACAAAACTTACGCAAATGCTCCGAGATGCGTTTTCTGATCCTGATAAATTAATTGCTTTAGACTATGTTTTGCGAAATGACTTTAAGCTTGACATTGTAAAGAAGAAAGGAGCGACAGAGGTCATCTCAAAAACTGAAAAAGATTTACAAAGAAAGACACCGCCACGAAGTAAAAAATCTGGCGCATCAAAAACACAAGTCCCACTTTGGGAACAAATGGATAGAAATCGATAAATTATTTAACTAAAATCAATTAACCAATGGCTTCAGTAGGAATTAAAGACATGGTGATTCGGAAAATGCAATGGCATTCGAATCATACTGAGTTGAACCACTTGGGTCGTGCTTTAGTCGCAAAGCCGGAGATGATGTATGATAATATGCAAAAAATCTTCTCTGCTTATCGCTATAGTGAAAACCCCCTCTCAGTAATCTTAGGTGGCAAATCAGAACTTGTCATCGACAAATCAGAATGGGAATGGATGCTCCGTGGTGCATCTGAACGCCCTGCCTTGATTATGGAAAACACCCTTACGAGTGGCGCAGCAGCAGGTCTGAACAAAACTCAGTTCACCCTGAAATTTGCTGAGAATCGTTTCGTAGCTGGTGATGTAATCTATCCCGGTACGCTTAACAAGAGTTATCAAGTTCGTGTACAAGCAGACCCAACTCGTCATGGAGCTGGATGGCTTTACACAGTAGTTGGAAACTGGGACGACAAAGCAATGTTCATCCCTGCCAAGTATCTTGAGCCTAACACAAAGTGGGTAAAGCTGTTTTCAGTATACGAAGAAGGATCAGAGCAGTCTGGTTCAACTGACTACAGTATGCCAATGCACCTTGCTTCACGCTTGAGCCGTATCCGGAAGCACTACAAAGTAACTGGAGATGCTGCTCGTGAGGTATTGGATGTAACTATGATTGGCGAAGATGGTAACAAGTACAATGGTTGGATTAAGTATGCAGAAGCAGAATTTTACTACCAGTGGTATCGTGAAATTGAGCGTCTTCGTTGGTACAGCCAGTCGACTACTTCAGTTCCCGGTTCAACAGGCCGCCCGACTCGTCAGGGTCCCGGTATCCTTGAGCTTCTTGAGAAGTCGCACACTTACACTTACAGCACTGTAAGCGCACAGCTTTTCGAAGACTTTGCAAGCGACATCTTCTACGGACGTATTGCCCCAGGCGCACCAGCTCGTAAGTTGCGTGTAGGTACTGGTGAAATCGGAATGCGTAACTTCCACCGTGCGATCAACGATCGTGAGAAGTCCAATGGCTTCCTTCAGGTAACTGATGACATCAACCTTCAGAAGACAAGCTCTAGCTACCATGCTAACTCGTTGACTGCTGGCTATCAGTTTACTCGTGCAAGGTTTGCAAACGGAATTGAGATGGAAGTATTCCACGTTCCAGCTTTCGATGACACGACCGTAAACACAGAAATCAATCCTAAGACTGGATTCCCTTACGAATCTGAGCGTTATGTATTCCTTGATTTCTCAGGCGAAGGTATGGAGTCAAACATCAAGCTTGTCCGCAAGCGTGATTCTATGATTATCCGCTACATTGAGGGTATGGCTTCACCATTTGGATATACCAATCAGGCATCTGTTGCTCATGCAGGTGACTACTACGAAATGCACGCACATGAGCAGGTAGGTATTCACATTGAGGACATTACTCGTTGTGGAATGCTTATTCCTAAAGTATCGTAATTCATAGGGGGAGGGTGTTTGCTCTCCCCCAACTTTAAACAACAAAACATATGAAATTCGTAATTCGACCAATCGAAGAAAGTAATGACAATAAAC